TTAACTCTGGAACTGCAACACTGACAGTCCACGCGGAGTAGCTAAGTTCACCACATGCAGCTGGTGCGTCTGCCTATACTCCTCCAGCTGCGTCCGTGGACTCTCATGCGTCTCGCCGGTATCGTGCATCAGAATCACGTGTCGTGGAGACAGACTCTCGCGGAATATTTCTAGTTCGCGTACGCGGGCACCCAAGTCGCTATCCAAGTACAGCATATCGATTGGTCCTGCGCCCCAGAAGATGGGCTCTGGTTCCAGTGTATGCTGACATAGGATTGTTACTGGCAGCCCCGCACAGCGAAGCTTGGCCTGCTTGGCGCGGCCTGCGTCTGCTTCGTACGAATATAGCTCTCCGGGCGAATTATAGCGGTCTGCATTTAAACGGAGAGCTTGACCCATGTACAACGCGCTGTAGCCATATGCCGAACCAGTTTCTACTACGAGGGCAGGCTTCAGTAGATGAACCATGCTCGCCAGAAAAGAGAGCACTTCAACTTCCGCTGTCTCGCCATCGTACATGCGCCATCTTTCTGGATGAGGGCATAGTCGAGTGGGTGGGGAGCATTCGACTTGGAGGTTATGTATCGTAGTATCCCTCCGTGATGATCGGCAGTTCGTTGCAGACTTTGCTAGCTGCCTTCACCGCTACCTCGTACGGTACATGCGGGAAGGCATTCAGTCCGCTGTTGGGCGTGCAGTTGAAGACGTTATATCCGACATCCTCAAACTTCGGCCGCAGCGCACTCAGGCGGCTATTTAAAGTGCTATACGCCCGATTGTTGGCGTCTATTGTGCTTGTGGCGCGATTCTGCGGGAAGGCGTAGTTGTTAGGGGTGTCGTGCTGCATGCGGAAGTCGCACCCTACCAAGTACACTGTGCGCACGCCCAATACATAGAGCAGTTTAAGGGCGATTAGCATAACGGAACGGCTACCCACGTTGCCCAGAGAATCCGTTGCACCGTCCTTGCAGCCGCACGAGAATGCATGGCTAGTTAGATAGGTGTTGGGATCAAAGTATTCGTCAGCGTGGTAGAACCACGTATTCGGGAGTTGGGCCACGGTCAGGTCGCTTAGCAGGAGCTCTCCGCTCTCCTTGTCTCGCTGGCGAATGTTCGCCCAGTGGTGCGAGAACATGGAGAACTTCATGACCGTAGCATCCAGCCAATTGTTCTCCAAGAACCGACCGGGCGCGTCCATGTGCGTCCACAGGTTCGGCTTGAATACGGCACAGGCATTGTTGACGGCCATCGTCAGCATGCCACGTTCGCGAAGGGGCTCGAGGTCCATACGGGCCAGCGAAGGCCCACCGCAAAGTAGGAAGGCTGCGTAGCCAGCATACATGTCGTTGAACTGTACCTGCTTGTCATGACTATCGTAGATTGCCGCTTGCCCAATCGTGGGACGATAGCGGAGCAGTCTATCGTTCGGTTCCGCTTGGGTAGTCAGTAGGTACTTGCGTTGCATGAATATAGGGCCATCTTCTGGGAGAGATACTCCGCAACTATGATTCAGCCAAGGTTACATCTATGTAGTATTCTTTACCAACCTGAAAGAAGTCGTCGCGGAGAGTAGTGAGCTCTAAACTACCTCCTGGGGTGGCGGCGAAGAACTTCTTGTTCTCTTCCGATCCGTCAGCTACGATGCTAAATCGGGCAGAATATAGGAACTCACTGCTATTAGCCCACCCTATTCGCTTAATGATTTCGTTACACTTGAATTTGGCTCTAACGGAGTTATTCATTGTTGTCCTTTAACTACGAACCTAGCCCACTCCCCGCCGAGAATCGAGGAGTGGGCTAGGGCTAGAAAGTAGTACCGGTGGGAGGGCCGGGATTGGGTTCTTACGCGGAGCTCGAGGCCTCACCGTAGCTATGCAGGGTGCAGACACCGAAGGCGCTTGGACGATACACGGCCAGAGCGAGACGCTCTTCCACCCGCAACGCGACACGGTTGTAAGAGAAGTCGTTGCCATCGGAGTTCGACATCTGCATGGTGATGCCTTCGCGACGGAAGATCTGAGCGCCGAGGCTGAACGCGCCGACCAGTACCTTACCGCGAGGGCAGTATACGGTCTTCACGACGGGCAGACCCCAGATGGAGTCGATACCCATACCGTCCGGGTTACCGAACAGGTATAGCCCACGGTTCGCACCACCGGCAGCGTCGCCAGTACCCGAACGCATCAGGCGGACGTTCTCCCAGTCGAACGGGTTGATGACGATACCCGTAGGCTGGAAGAAGGACTCAGCCTGGATGCGCGTGATCGCACGGAGGATCACGTTCACGATCGGGTCGTCGGCGGGGCTGGCGGACTGGTTCAACGCGCCGCCGGACAGCACGCCAGTCGTGCCCAGAATACCCTGCAGGTTCGGCGAGCTACCATTTCCGTTCAGGATCTGGTTATCTTCTTGCTGCTCCACCATAAAGGGAAGCCGCATGTTGATGTAGTCGCGGACAGCCGGGAAGTCAGCGAACATCTCGTCGGTGACGCGAGCTACGACGGCGATCTTGCGCACCGGAGCGTCGACTTCCGCCAGGTTGAACACCGCTTCTGGCTTCTGGCCACCTTCGGCCACGTTCGTCGCGCCGTTGGTGTACGACACTTCACGTGGGTAGCGGATGGTGATCGCGGTTGTCTGGCCCTGAGGGATCAGGTCGCGAACCATCGGCACCTGAGCACCAAGGGTGATGATGTTGGGCAACCGGTCGTACGCGGTGAAGCCCGACTCGGTCAGGGTCGTCTTCATTTCCGCTTGGATCGCAGCCTTCCATTCGCCCACGGAGCGGAAGGGGTACTCGTAGACCACGTCGTACTTCTCGTTGTACTCGCGGAACTTATGCATGATGTCCGACTTGTCGTCGATCAGCGACTGACCGACAGACTTGATGGCGCTCATGCGCTCGCCGTGGAGCTCGCCGTCCTTGCCGCCACGCTCCGGGAAGGGCACCCCGACGCCAGCCGGGAGCCGGAGGCCCTTCATCTCGGCCTCGTTGCGCCGCTTCATCTCGACGACTTGGACTTCCTGCGCGACCTCGTCGCTGAGGGACTTGATGTCCACTTCAGCCCGGTTGATTTCCTGCAAGATGGCGGACTTGCGTCCGCTGTCGGTTTCGGCGTCGAACGCCTCGAACCGCTTCTGATGATCCGCTCGCAGCTTCGCGAGGGCGTCGTTCTTCTCTTTTAAAGTTGGCATTGTGCTTGCATTCCTCTTTACTATGCTACTGTTCAGCGAACTAGTTCGCTGAACTACTAGTCTACTGCAGCTGCAACCATTCGCTCTTGGATCAGCAACCCATCAGCCCGAAGGCGGGCGAAGGCCGCTTGACGTTCGAGCAACTCAGCTTCCATCCGTTCCAGCGCGTCGGCGCTGTCGGTTGCCTTGAACTGATCGGTACCTAGCGCTCCACCAGAATCCGACCACGACAGCGGAGCCGCTGTACCTAGTTGCACTACAGGGACCTTGCACGGTTTACGCCCAGGCGGGCAGTTGTCATCCAGGTGATTACGGTACTGCTGCACCATCTGCGCCATTCCGTTGCAAATGGTGTCGTGCATATCCCAGTTATCCCCGGAGTATACCTGTCCACTTTTACGACTCGCCGTTCGATCCACGTGCCAATCGAACAAGCGATGTACGAATCCCTTCATGGCTGCAAGCACCACTTTTGGGTGGTCCTGGAAGCGGAGGCCTACATGCCGACCATCCGCCAGAACCTGTATAACGTCAGGAGTGATAATTGAACTTACATCGTCGTACGAACCATCATCCTTCTTCTCTGGTAAATACTTCTTCAACATTCTAGCGGCGTTGCGATGGGCCTTAGCTGCTTTTTCGTGAGCATCTGAAGCAGCCAGATGATCGCGAGAAGCTTGTTCCATTGTGCGGTTGCTTCCTGCAGTCGGATCATCCGGATAGTTGGCGCGATTGCTATGAATAGCAGCGTGAGTTTCGTGGTCCTTAGCTGCTTGGTTATGTAGCGCAATGGCCTGTCTCGGATCCTCCGTTTGGGTAGCTCTGCGGGCAATAGCTGAAGTTTCGCCAACCCGATGCATTCTTGAGTGACTTTTGGGTCCAGGACCTTCAGCCTTATTGGTAGCCTTCCAAGCAGCTTGAGATTCGTCCATAGCTGCTCCGGATATAGCGCTTTGCGAATTACTAGTCGCGGAGCCACTCTCTCCAGAAGATGGACTCGAACTCCCACTAGCCGCCTTCGCCAGACCACGGTGCATTGCGGCTGCAGTGGTGTGGAGGGTTGCAGCCTTCTGATGGGCCAGTTTTTCATCAACATCAGACGACTGTTTTGCTTGGTCATTGTGGTAGTCAACCATGATCTGATGCAGGTTAGCTGCGGTGCCGTGGTTGTTGGCAGCTTCCTTGCCACCCTCTGTGGCGGATAGAGCAAAGTCCTTAGCGAAGTAGGTCCCTCCTCCAACTTCGTCGTCCGGAGAGCTATCAACCCCAGTATCCTGGCTGGCGGAGTCTGCAGCTTCACTAGCAGATAGAGCATCCTTAGCTCCACCAGCCGTCCAGCGGCCATGTTCGTCGCGTTCTTCGTCGTCGGAGTACTTCGCTTCAAGCGGAGTATCCGCTCCAGAAAATGGGCCATCTTCTGGGAGAGCTTCTCCGCTCTCTTCCTCCATCAACGACTTCAACGAAAAGCACATCGTCTTGGGCTCGGCGGGGATGTGCGTAATGGAAGCATCCTTGCCTAGGGGCCAAGTGAGCACTTCGTGGCCAGCGGGGACGGCCTTGCGCTCCACCAGGTGGGCGGGGACGCCGCTGGATAGGCCAAAATATCCGTCCTTAATACCGTCTTTGATCTTGTCCACATGCTTCGCGAGGTAGTCCGTGCGGGCCTTGATGATGCCGTCCATCCACACGCCAGCGTCCTTCATATACAGCTTGCCAGTGCCCAGCTTGGTGGCCTTCAGCGTCTCGTCCAAGCCATGGTGGAAGTAGATGGTGGTCTTGTCCCCATCCTCGAAGTCGTAGTCCGTAGACTTCAGATACTTGTCCCGCTGACGCGAGACATCATGGCTGTCGAACAGCACCAAGTAGCCGCCGAAGTGGAAGTCTCCGTTTTCGTCGGTGCCAGTGGCTTTCAGTTCGGAGCCGTAGCTAATCAGGACGTCGGCGGCAGTTTTCATAAATTCACTCCGTGCAGCTTTTGCAGACATTATATCGTCGGCCTCGGACTTCTTCTCGTATGGTCCACGCAAGGACAACGCCTTGTGCTTCGCTGCAGCTTCCAAGTGCGCTTTGGCTGCTGCGTGGTGAGCTGCCTGGTCGTTCCCGTTTCGAGCTCGAGAAGCCTGCTCCCGATGAGCCTCCGCCGCCGATGTGTGATGGGCCGCGATATTGTGATGTGCGTGTTGAATATCACCTTCGGTAGTATGGAATCCTATACCGTCCGATTCAGACTTAGCTTTGTGAGACTCTCGACCAGCGGAGTTGTTGGCAGTAGATTTCTCTTTATCAAATTTCCTAGCATTCTTCGTAGCTGTGTCAGCTTTTTCCGTAGAACTGGCAGCGTCCTTCTTCGCTTCTTCTAGACTATCTCTACTTGAATGATGTAAATGCTCCGATAGCTTATCTGCTGCACTCTCATGAGCTCTCTGAGCGTCTCGGTGTAGTTTGGCATTGGTATCTTTCTTACTCTCGTCCTCTTTGGTGCCGCCTGTGTTTGGTTGGGTGCCTGACGGATTACTCTCTAGGTGTTTGGCTGCTCTAGCGTGGGCTCTAGCAGCCTTTTCGTGATGTGCCTGCGCCTCTTTTAACTTAGAGTCAGAAGCATCAGCTGAGTTATTTTCTTTGGCTTTGCTCGAGTTGGAGTTAGCTGAGTACGAGTTTATTTTAGTGTCTGACGATGCATTGGAGTTCGCTGTAGACTCGTGGGCGTGCTGGGACTTACTATCTGCTTCATCAGATGATTTTTCTGAGTCTTTCTTTGAAGCTTCTACCGCGTCCTTTCCTGTATGCTGCTCTCCGTCATCCCCAAAATAGACGTGGCGACCGTCTATTGTCCTCCAACCAGTGTCGTCGTCAGCTTTGGTTTCTGTGTAACTGCCGGATCCGCCGAAGCCGTATGCCTTCAGAGCTAAGTCCGTGGGTTCGTATATGGTAGCGGTAGCAGTCATAATTCAATCTCCGTCAAGCGTACGGTGGTAGGCAATGCCGCAGTTGCAGCTGAAGTGCCGGTCTTCTGGGAGCGGTATATCGTCGCGATCCGTGATTCCAAGTGCGGTCAGCCCAGTGCAAATTGGGCAGTTCTTTTCGCTAATGTTCTGCTGGTTCAGTAGGTTCTCCGCGAAGGGGAAATGCACTGAGTTATGTACTTTCGCCAGCATGGCTTCGTACGAATCCATCGCACTGGAGGCCCACAGTTTCATTCTAAGCAGCCCCTTGGGGCCGCTCAGAAGACCCTGCTGTATGTCGCTAACTAGTCCATCTACATATGTATATTGTTGGCGGATTCGCTGTCCAGCAAAACCCCACGCCGCTTGGTTCATATTGCGGAAGCCGCCTTGAGCAGCGGCTACGTGAGCTAAATGCAGATTACTTACTGACTTCTTGAAGTCCGCCCTAAATTGGGCTTCATCTAATCGACCGGATTGGAAGTCTTGAAGTATGGAGTAGAGTCTACCTGCAGTAGCCTCTATATCGCCATCTACTATCTTCCGCACGGCCTTGGCGGAGAGCACTTTTCCGCTGTCATCTAGGTACTTCAGTAGCTTGCGCGAGTAGCGCAGCAGACTCTTTGGCTCGAAATCCATAGCTAGTCCACCACGTCCGCCGCGAGGAGCTCTTTAAATGGTGCAGACGCTTGCGCATAGGATTCGGATGCGGTACTTTTCTGGACGTTGGGATCCGTGAAGTCGGGTACGTCTCTGTCAGGGCTGGTGGATTTTGTGGCCCCATCTTCTGGGAGAGGTGCTCCGCTAACAGTACTTGGTGTGGGGTTGGGGTCGCCATATTGGGGCGGGTCTAGCGGTGGGTCTGCCGAGACGATCTCGCCACCAAGCATCCCAATAACGGTTTCCGCCAGCGAATAGTCTGGGTCGGGATCGCTTGCGGAGGGGCCGTAAGGTTGCTTGAAGGTGTTGAGTAGCGTTCGCAATTGCGGGTCCGCCGCCACCCATTCGTAGCCGTCTACGATCGCCACTTCGCCGGAGGCTAAGCGTACTTTAACTGACATAATGAACCTCTTCGCTAAGCCGTTCGCTTGCGCTTGGCAAATCAAACTGCATCGTAATTGCCTCTTAATACGTTATACATGAAGTCAAAGTACTCCGGGTCCTTCTCTGCCAGAACATGCGGCTGGGAGTGCATATATTCTAGGCCCATAGAGATGATTTCGGTGGCTGGGTTCTTGGACGGGTCTGAGTATACTGCGTTATTGTCCACATCCTTCCACCGTCCTTGTTCCCATTTCTGACTTGGAGAATAGTCCTTGCCCATGTAGGGATTGATGAACTTATCTTTGCGTGCTTTTTCAATACTCCCGTAACCCTTTTGCCCAGTGAGAAAACTCAGCGGCTTAAGTGATTCGCCTTTGGTCCGTTTGGCCAGGAAAGCTACAGCAGCCTTATGGATATCCGGGTTATTGTTTTCTAGTACGTGGCCTAACTCGTGAACTACTATATCCTGGCCAGAGTTCTTATCTAGACTAATTTGGTGCCCATTTGCGTTGGATCTAGTCTTGGTTTCCCTCTTGAACGTTATAGCTGCAGAATTGTATATTGCCGATGCGGCTAGCTTGTGGAATTCTTCCATACCACCTTCCACTGCTCGTCGAGTAGAAGGAGGGATTTTCTCGCCTCCTGTATCACTATAAACAACTCTAAACTTACGGCTTATCTTAGATGTGTCTTGGTACAAATTTTGCCTCAACTTGACAATTCGGTCCTTATCCAGTTGGGTCATAGCCCGCTGGGCATCGGCCATGTCTTCGTATAGTTTCGACCGTTCCTTGCGAAGAGGCTCCATGACATCCTCTAGCTGATTCGCGTCGTATCGATTATGTTCATCATTATCTAGATGAATATCACGAATTTTGCTATTTATGTCGACAATCTTGCTGTCGGTTTCATTGTACCTATCATAATGCTTCTGCCACTGTTCGTCTATAGACTTGCTATCTGCGAGCAGTTGCTCCCGCACTTTCTGTGCTTCTGGCCTCGTATCCTTCACCAGCTCTGGTTCCGGTTTTGGCCCCTTCTCTGGAGAAGTTCCTCCGCGTTTCTCGTACGGATTCTTATACTCCTTCTTGCCCGCCAACTGATGATGCTGTTCGCGTAGCTTACGCAACTCGATAGCGGTGCGGCGATGATTGGCGTCGTGCTCCTTGATGGCGGCTTCGTCGCCGCGTTCGCGGGCATCCTTCAGCTTCGCTTCGTGAGTCTTCAGTGTCTCGCGTAGCTTGCGCCCCTCCCAGCGGAGGGCCGCTAGCTTGCGGTCGGTATCTGCATCGCCAGTGGTCCACTTACCGGACTCATCGCGGGGCTCGTCTTCCCAGGACTTCGCTTCTAGTTCGGGATAGGTCACTTCTTCATCGTAGTTGTTGTACGGTGAATAGAAATCGTAGCCGTTCAGCGGGATCTCATACTCTTCGCCGTCCTTACTACTGAAGATTACGCTACCAAACTGCAAGTTCTGCCCAGAAAACTCCCCATTCCCGTCGAACGCTTCCCCTTCACCTTTCTTGACGTAAGCCACCGTCACGTGGGGATCGTATGTTGGGAATGTATCCACCGTCGGCACCACTGCTTTTATGGTACTGTTCGCATTGTGCAGGTCGGGGCTGTCTACGGCGATCACCAGCACGTCGTACGAAGGTGAAAACCGGAATACCTTCATGTTCCGCAGCGTAGCTTGGATTGGACCCGTAAACCGGAGTGCCGCTTCCGAACTCGCTGGCGAGTCATCTAATATTCCGTACTTTACCGTGATGTGGGGCACGTCTTGCCCCTGGGATTCGTCGTGCAGCGAATCGACAGGGATATTGGCTGCGGCCCAATCGGTGATTTGGCTTGCGAGTGGTTCGGGGAGATTAACCTGCGTGGAGGCGTAGGAGTAGCCGTTGAAGGACTTAGTCTCAGTATGCTTATTTGTATCCACTAGCTCTACGTCTTTGCTTGGGATAGGGTGGCGCACTAAAACAGCATTTGGCTGCACATCTTGGTACAATTTAGTTCCTACTGGCAGGCGAACCTTCAATAGGTGGCCTTCGTCTCCAAGATATGAAGCTATATCCTTACCACCTAAATAAACGCCATTCACCTGCCTGCCTCCATTGTCTGTTGGCTGCAATCCATTTTTAAGTATAGCATCTACGTTGGCGCCTCTAGTTACGTGATAGACCGTCACAGGATTATTCAGTACCACATAACTGCGGCTGGTTTTACCTATCGATTCATCATGAACTTCTAGTCCAAGCTGTTTAGCGTTATCTTCAAATGTATCATCTTCCCAAGGCTTACCGCCTTTCCATTCGTGAGCATATGAATTAGAACCAGAGGTCCATCGTCCGTATTCATCTCTTGGTTCGTCGTCCGTTGATTTAGTCTCAGGCTCCTCATCTTCATCCACATCATCCGCCGTCCCGTCCGAGATCTCCAACACCGCGCCTTCGCTCGCGTCGCCCACATAGGCCAGCAATCCCTCCGCAGTACTCCGCACTGCTTCGCGGGGCGGGAATTGCTGCATGCCCTGGCGGAGCTCTCCTGCCAGAAGGTGGCCGTTCGAGGTCCGACCACTTTTCTCTAGTTCACTAAGTGTGGGGTACTGGTCTTCTGGAAGGCATCTTGTCCACCTACCAAAGTTCCCCCAACCCTTCACCGTAGCAGCGGGACCGGCATACTCGCCGTTGAGATATGCTTCGTAAGTCATGGTCGCGCTCCTAACGGAAGTTTGCTATTCGACATGTGTATCAGTCGATTCAATTCAGCGTGATCCTTCACCTTGTACATTGCGGAGAGTTTGTAGCTACCCAGCCCCCTCCGATAGTAGATCTCGTGGCCGGAGTGCTGGTGGGCATTCACCCCGCCAGCGAATCGATCGCGATGGTCGAGTACCACCGTATGGAACGTCGTTTTATTGTCGGCGGCGTACTTTTGCTTCCTTTCCAGCGAATCAGCGTGAATTGTAATGCGGTCGCGGTCGTTGTCCAGCATCGTTTTGAGCTCTATTGGCTGGTGACCCTTGCCGGACTTGTTCGGCACAATGATGTCGGGCGGTTCGTTGTCTTCCAGGGAATAGCCGCCCAAGTGCTGCGCAAGGTCTACTTCCTGCTGCTCCGCGTACTGTTGCTTCTCCCTCGTGGAGACCTTATGGTTCAGCTTGGAGAGTTCGGAGCGGGAAGTTGGCTGGTTGGTATCAGCTTTTGGAGGGGTAACTTCTTCCGACGTCCACCTGCCATGATCGTCGCGTGGTTCGTCTTCCGACTTCGTCGCGCCCTTATCTAACGCAGCCAACTGCTCTTCGTCGGTTTGCGTTGTTGGCCCATCTTCTGGAGAGGATGCTCCGCTTGGGAGTGGGGTTGGGGTGGCTTCAGGTGGTTGATTAGAAGGATCGTTCGGGTCGAAGCTGCTTATTTCCTTCGGACCTTGGTTAGTGTACCAGACATCTTCAAATTCCGGCTTCGTCTCTTCGCCAATATGACCTCGGAATTCGTTCAGCGTAATACCATCTGCTTGCCAGTTCGCTCGCGCCCGCGTGTGCACCGCATCCACGGATTCCTGCAACGCGGATACGTTGCTGTAGTCCCAGTTAATACGATACTCGGACGGGGACAGACCGAACAGCGGTAGCAACTGTGCTCCCAACTCCGAGGCGTGCAGCCCGTTGAGCGGCTTGATCGTCCGCTGCCAGAAGTCCTTCAGTGCCTCTTCGTAGTTGGAATAGGTCTTGGTACTGTCTCCAGAAGAGATGCCAATCACCATCGCCGGGATGCCCAACACTGCACAGATGCGTGACTCGTAGTAGGCCACCAACTTATCCAGCATCAGATCGTTGGGGGAGTAGTCCAGCTTATCGATCTTCACTGGCAGAGAAGACGAGATCATCCGCCCCGCACCCTCGCCACGTAGCCGCTTCTCCCACTTAGCTAAGGTAGCGTCGAACTGCTTGGGCGTGATGCCTGCCTTGGCGTAGTCAGCCGAATCATTTAAGGACACCGAGTAGCTTCCTACAGCTCCATTCCGCAGTAGGGCAGTATGGAACGTCGCGGCCCGGTTATCGCCGTCTACATGGCGTACAGCCGTATAGAGTGGGGTGTAGCCCCAACGCGAGTTGTACGGGTTCAGTGCCAGCCGGAAGTGGACGACTTGTTCAACAGGGAGATAGTATGGTTTGCCATCCACGTAGATTACGTAGTCTTGGATGAACTCCGTCTTGTTGTACCGAGGCGACATGAACGGCTCCCACCACGCTTCTAATGGGGTGCCATCGCGAGCCACCACGAGTCTCCAGAATCCATTACCGTTCGTATACTCCGAGCGAATGGTTGCCGCCCATAGGTGCGCTGCGGAGTAACCGCGAACGTCCTTATCCGGAGCACCGTTAGGCCAACCAAGGAAGTCCAGTACTTCGTGATCCCCAGCGGATTCCCACTTGCCTTTCTTGTTCTTGACTTCCAGGATTGGGGGTGCGTCCGGCAATGCGCGGGCAATGGCTTCGCTAGCTGCAGCCACCACGGAGTTCTCGGCCAGATTACCAGCCGCCGTCAGATAGTCGTACTGCGCTCCTGGGTTCGTGGTGAAGAGGTAGCCAATATCCCGCGAAGAGGTATAGCCCATCCCCGCGTCGCCTTGGCCTAGAGAGCCGTAGATGGAAAATGGTACTTTGACGTTAGCCTTGACTTCTTGGCCTAGCTTGGTGAGTGCGCGTGAGAGGAATCCCATGGGGGTATTGGTATAGATATATGTACAGGGGTTTACAAGACCACACGCAGTCCTGCAAACGCCAGTAGCATCCAAGTGAATAGCTTTACGAATATGCTAATGTAAACGATCGCCAGTAGTGGCAATACCAGTGCGGCGATCGTACCGATGGCTGCGGGCGAGAGCCCCGCATTTTCTGGGAGCGACTGCTGAATTCGCTGTCCGGTGCCATCAATGAGTGTGTCCGGGTCTATGGCGACGGGTCCGGGTGCTTCCACGTGGGCTTCGAAGGGATATCCAGGGCCGACCGGATTGCCGAACGAATCCACCCCACCCGATTGGATGTGAGTGGGGCCAACGTAGTTTTCTGGGAAGGGTGGGATTCGTTCCATTTAGTCGAGCGCCGCCGTATTCTGGAGCGGAGCGGTGGATCGTTGCTTAGGCTGAGGCTTGCCGCCAAGCCGTTCGAAGTGGACGTTGGTCGCGTCGAATTCGAAGCGGGATGGGGCGTCTTCGATAGGATCGTCCGTATTAGATTTGGGCATTTGTTGGGAGGTATTCATGATATAGTTTCCAAGTGCACTCGCCTAACTTTCTTTCCTTTGGAGTCCGTTTCATCGGCTATATGCGTCACCTTGTAAGTTGCCTTATGTTGTAGGAATTCCTTCTCATTATACATACCTACCGAACTGTCACCCAAGTACAAACCTTTAGACCCTTTAGGCACGTGGATCTCAACAATAGCTCTATCCGACTTGGACTTATTGGCTCTGTCAGTAGCGAACTCACCTGCTACAGCCTCATCAGTTGTAGAGGAGTTAAATCCGTGGTCGGTGAATACGTCTCCAACTTTCAAGTCCTTCGGTAGGCTGCTAGTATCAGTGCCTTTGAACGTCTTGAAAGAGTGTTGGGCCACTCCACGATGTAGTATTTCCGGGAGCTTCTGGGCTACCTCTTGAGCACTAATCTGATAATCCTTCTTGAACCCTACATGCTTCCAGCTATCTTGATATTTCTGTTGGGCTGCCAACGTGGGAAGAGACTTGCCGTGACGTAGATGATCGTTCAATAGTTGATGGTTCATCACACCACTTTTGTAGGACGACACTCCGAGAGTGTAATGCTTCAGGACTTTCTTGTCGTGTTCGGATAGACCATCTATCACACTCTCGTAGTCTTTTCCTAGTACGGAGTTTGGTCTAGCATTCAGATGGACTGTCCTGCCTGATTCTGTATGCTCGACTGAAGTTACTCTATACCCACTAGGATTGTGATGAAGTACTTGTCCTAGTTCGGGACTATCGGATAGTGCAGACACATTGGTGCCAGTTTGCGCGTCATGGACTATGTAGTGCGTTCCGCCATTCTTCTCCTGTGGCCTACTGGTGAATAACCTCTGCTTTAGGTCTATGGTGCCGCCAACTTCTGGTGAAGCACCTTCTTCATTGGTGTGTAGGTGGAGTTCCGGTAGGTGACCTATAACCTCCTCGGACAGTCGACGCACTACGTTAGCTACAGGGTGATCGCTCCCAGAAGATAGGGCGCTTTCTGTTTCTGAACTAAGCGAGGAGGCTCCTAGGTGCCCATTCAACAGATTCTTAATTGACTCCACATCTGATTTTGTAGGCTGGTTCTTTTCTAACTTTTGTTGGTGTAGCGACTGGATATGCTGCTTAGCTCCTTCGTAGTCCTTCCTGTAAGCTTGCTGCGAATAAGCATCTAGCCGCTCTGCGTGCGTTGGCTCGTTCCGTAACTTATCTGCGTTCTCATGAAGACTATTAATCGTTGTTGATACTCTATCTATATGCTCAACTGCTTCCCTAGAGTGGGATTCATCCTTCTGACCTTCGTTGCGATCATGAAGTTCTTGGATAGCTTTGCCTACCGACTCCCCATCTTTAATGAACACGTGGGTACCGTCAATTGTCACCCATCGTCCCGGACCATCATCGGAGGCCTTCAGTGCATCGATGAATTTCCAGGCCCCTTCTCTGGGAGGGATGCTCCGTGTCGCCGCGTCTAGCTCCGCTAAGACGGATTTAACTTCGACCAATGACTGATGTTGAATGGCGCGATGAAGCTGTGGGTATTCGATACGATCCAGACATAGAACGTATCCGGCGAAGTCAACCCAACCTGGTAGTAGTTCAGCAGTCATGTAGTTAATGAGTAATCCACTCCAGTTTGGGCGGGGCAAGTTTGTTGAATGCTCCGCTGGTGCCGTCGATCTGGTCCTTCAATCGTCCATTAGGAAAGGACTCCATCTCGCCGAAGTATTCTATGTTCCACAGACCGTCCATGATATCAACGTTCTTCGCTCTAGCCTGGGAACAGAAGGGTTCCGCACGTGTGACCTTATCTCCGCGTACTATCTCCGCGTAGATGATATACCCTGCCAAGGCGCGAATGGTTAGCTCGGCAGATTCCTTCCCACCGCTGCCTGGTTCCTGCTCGATCCAGGTCTCCACGCGACCGTACATTCTAGCATCCAGTTCGGCAGTCTGCACGATGACTTGTTCGCGGCCCGTAGCACCCCACCGCCCCTTCACTACGTCTACCACGCAGTAGCGCCCGTCCGGATACTTCGCCATTAGCACGCCTGCAGTCCGCGCCCCAGTGCCGCCTTCGGTTCCCGCCTTATCCCAGTAGCGAACGAACTTACTATCGCGAGGTACTGCCTTCACCAGCTTGAACCAGTCTCGTTGCAGCATACCTCCACCACGCGGAGCGGGGCGCTGTTGCAGCTGTCCAGCTGTACCATATTCAAGGAGCGACCCCTCCATCTGGAGTACTGAGAGCTCGTCCAGACGAGCGGGCCACAACAGTTCCCCATCTTCCTTGCGAGGATCACGGAGCTCTGGACGAAGCCGCTGTAGGCTGGTCCCGATGATAGCATCCTTCGGTAGCTCTTGGCCGTCCGCAGTAGCCTTCTTGCCACTGTCCAGCTTGATTGGGACTTCGTAGAAGGTCCGGCCTTCTTCGTAGCGCATTGGAAGGCAGAGATGTTCGTAGCCCAATTCTCTGGAGAGGATCTCTCCGCTCAGGTCGTTTTCCTTGATCCGCTGCATAGTGACAACTTTCACTACAGTCTTCGGATCAATGAAACGGGTGGGCATCGTCTCGAACCACCAATCTACTACACCTTGACGAATCACGTCCGACTCCGCTTCCTTCACTTTGTGAGGGTCGTCTGGGCAGATGAAGTCTCCGCCTTCGCCAGTACCCATACCGGCGACGGAGGAAGCTAGCCGGAACCCGGCAGCGGAGTTCTCGAACCGCATCTTCGCATCCTGGTCGCGCGAAATCGTATAGATGTGGCCGAATCGTCGCTGGTACCAGTCACTCTTAATCACGCGCCGACACTTCATGCTATCCCGCGTGGAGAAGGCTTCGGAATAGCTAGCGAAGAGCCATCGGCTCCCCGGACGGAAGGTCCATACCCACGCTGGCCAGAAAACCGCAACACTAAGAGATTTCATGCACCTCGGCGGCATGTTGATGATCAGCGAGCGAATTTGCCCGAAGGTGCACGCTTCTAGATGTTCGCTAATGCAGTCCAAGTGCCAATTAGACACGAACTTGTTCCCTGGTTCCACTACGTGCCAGGCCAGCTTGATGAAGGTCCTAAGTGGGAGCTCAGGCTTCAGGCGGGCTAGCTGCTGTTGCTGGTTCGTAGTGGTTGGGGAAGTTCTCGTTGCCGAAGTCCTCAAGGGAGAGCCCGTTGGACTCTGGTGCGACGGCTGAGGTTGCTTCGAGAATACGAATCGCCTTGTCCGCCACGACACCATGGAGGACAGCGTTGGACTCTGCTGATTGGGTTTTGAGATAACTTTCATCTGAAAACACTTGGGCTTGAATCGTCAAGCATTCGAGTGCGGTTACGACATAATCGAAAATGGCCTCGTCCAAGACTTGACCATTCTCCCTACCTCGCATACCGTTAAGGTCCAGCTGTTCAGCCTTAAGCCAGTTGCGGATCGTACTCGGTAGGATGCGGAACTCTCTAGCCAGACTGGATACATCTTCGCCGTCCTTCATCCGCTGGATGATGCTCGCTTTAATCTCGGGTTTAAAGGGGAGAGCCATTAAAAATCACTTCACAATTCTTACGACCCAGAAGTCGGATGCCAGATCGCTGTTGAGTAAATACTCGAAGGGAATGTGGCAGTAGCCCTGTCGACCCCAGTCCGCGCCCCACGAGTTTCGAACCTTGAAGGTTCGCCAGTCCGTACGATAGCCGCACATAACCATACAATTATGGACGAATACTCCGGCAGAGAGTGCGAAGTTGTGGTAGGTCTCTACGGTTAAGTCGTATACGTCCTCTTCCCCACACTCTTCTACGGATACTACCTTGTGATTGTTGTAGAGAATAGGGTCCTGTGAGTTCTTATTTCTACACTCGAGATACTCTTCGAACGTGTCGAACATATCCTCGTAATACTTCCTGTAGGTACATCTAGCTCCGTTTAGTCTACGGGCGTTCCTTTGATTTTCAGAGATGGAGATTTCTCCGCTCTTTAACTTTTCGTTATACGATTTCAGGTTGTTTGCCGCCGTAGTAGCAGCTATTGCTCTTTTTTCTGGATCCTCCTCTCTTATCTTCTTCTTGGTTGCCTGTATCCTATCTATTACCTCTTGAGGAACCTTTCTACCCTTCCCCTTCTTCCCAGCCTCCGAGCACATCTTACGTAGCTTGTCCTTGTCCATCCCAGCCCAACCATGCCGTCCTTCTCTCTTTAGTTTTTCGGCTCCACGAGCGAAGTTCTTCTGAGTAGTGGCTAGCATCTTAGCTCTCCACTCTGGATCATCCCACAGCTTCTTCATGTTCTGCCGGCTGGTTTCCCGACCCTTTTCGCTCCGATTATACTCAACAAGCATATCGGCATGCAGCTTCGTATGATCTTCCCAAGACATAACTTCTAGGTTGTCTGGAGAGTTATTGAACTTGTTGAAGTCGATATGATGTACAACTCCATCGTACCAACCGTCGTGCCAGTCGCTCATTACAACTCTGTGGGTGTATTTCCATTGCTTAGACTTCACGTCGTACAGCTGCTCGTAGTCTGGCATACGCTCATCTTCGCTAGGCCTACGATAGAGAGGCATAAGACTATACCCAGCGGAGAGCTCGCAAGCTTTTACATATATGCCCTCTCTCGACATAAACAAGTGGTCGGGAGTACAGCGGATCTCTTCGCCATTATCCAGCGTTACCATCAGTAACTTCTGACTCTCTCCAGTTCTTCTAGGCGAGTGGGCCAACCCCGGTACGATAGTGCCATCTTCTTTACAACTGTATACCCAGAAAGGCTGCCCAGAGAATCCAAACTCGTTAACTAGCTCTATGAAAGTCAGTTCCCTTCCATCTAGCAGCGATACTTTGGTATCTCCTGTAAAGCAATGTCCGCCTACTACCTTCTCTTGCGGTTGAGGCAGCGGCACCATTCCAGTCCGCGCAACCTCGTCGGACTCAAAAGATTCGTATACAGTCATACCAAAAACTATTGGCAGTCCGCTCGCCAGCACGCCCATCATGCTGCGTAGCGTCTGCGGCACTCGCTCGTAGAGTACGGCGGTATGGGGCGCAGCATCCGCATAGGCTTCCGCTGGAGGGGCCGTGGCGAAGCGACTTATGTCGTAGGGCCAACTTGCCTCAGGAGCCGCGCCCCAGCGTGCAATGGCCTTTATACCGTCGCGGATTTCAGCACCGGCATCTATGGGAACGGTTCCTTCGAGTTGACGTTCGTTATAATAGATGAAGAGTGGGCTAGGCGCGAAGACCGGCAATTTCTGTCGCATTTGCTCGAATTCGAACACCGCTGCAGTGCCGAACCCAGTACAGTTATGCACATAAACACCAGCAGCTAACGCAAAGTTCTCTGTATCTGGCACTGACAGACAGTATGTATCATGAAGGCCATCCAGAGGTTCTACAGAGACCACCTTATGGTTCACGACTTCGGCAGCCTCGATAACTGCATCTTCAGTGCCAAATTCGCGAATCACCGTTTCCCATCTAGGAGGTTTATAACCTTTTCTAACGGTGTTCCTACCAAATCTCACTCGGGCTTTGTATGTATTCTGAAGCCTACACCGGCAAATTTCCCAAGTTACTTCATTGAGACTACCTTCCTCTTCGAGCACCTTCCGTGCGAATTTCAAAATTTGAAAACGAAGGCTAGCCACACCTCCTATGTTCTTACCATTTTGGTGGGCAGCCCGCTGCATTTTTTCACTTGCACGGTATGCAGCTTTCAGTCTATCAGATTGCTTCTTCTTGAACTCTGGAGCGGCCATAGTAATCTGCTGCGTAGCTTTAGCCTTTTCTCTCGATTCAGGAGTATGGCCTAAACCTAAGCAATCTAAAGCCTTCTGTTTCCTTTGGGGATCAGCAGAGACCCTCTGCCAAGCATTTTTCCCACCTTTGGACGATCTGCTAGATCTCCATTCTGGACCTTTCTCGTGAAGAGCATTCATCAAGTCTCGGGAGTGTTTCCTTTGAGCTTCACTACCATTGTATTCCTTTAGAGCCTTCAACATAGCCGCCCGCTTCTCTTCACTGGCACATGCCCACATCTCTTTCACATTATCTACGTGTAAACGATTGTGGTCCTCCCAAGTCATCATCTGAAGATTGTCTGGACGGTTATCTGTGCGATTAAAGTTCTTGTGGTGTCTTACAGAACCTTTCCCCCATGGACATGTAAGGCGATGGGTATACGTCCATTCCAGTTTATCATTCTGGAAGATCATCTCATACCCAGGCAACTCGTCCCCTTCAATAGCGAGAGCCTTGTATAGAGGCATAAGACTATCATCAGGCTTCAAGTCTTGAGCTTCTACATATAACCCATCACGAGTCAAGAAATTATGATCTTCCGTGCAGTCTATGTATAGTCCGTTATCCAGCGTAACTCTGAGCAAATGAACGCTCGTTCTAGTCTTATGAGCAGTAGCCACAGCAGGTATAAATCCACCAGTATCTGGGTTGCACGAGTACACCCACAGAGGATCTTCACTAATCCTCTCGGATAGGTTCCTAAGTGTGTCTACTGTACCATCTAGCAGACTTACTTCAGTCTCTCCGGAAAAACAGCAACCAAGAGCGTTTTGATCCCTTATAGGTGGCATTCCAGGTTGAAGATCCATCATCAGCGGCAACTTCGAGGCTGGGGCTTCGACAGTACATACGTGGTCCCGCTGGTCTGCTAAGTCGGGGCGACAACCATAGGCTTTGTTAATTGGCATATTTTGGGCCATCCTCTGGAGAGAGTGCTCCGCTATCGGTATACAGCGAATAGCTAACTAGTCTGTCGATTAACGTCGTAAACAATACTACATTCACCTTGGATCCGTGCTTGAGGACCATAGGTTGGGTCAAGTACTTTGATCTCGTAGACTGGCATCAGATTACTTGGTGCCAGATTTATTGTCTCCAGTTCCGACAAGGTAATCGTGCCATCACCCGTTGTGGCGTTCGTTACGGTTATGGATCCGTGCCCCGAAGTAGAGGCTGCTTGCCCGTTGATGCGGATCAATCCGCCTGTTCGCTTGATGTAGACCAAGGCAGCATTGTCTGAGTCGGTAAGCTGAGTCTTGATGGTGAACCACATCTGCTCGCTGCTACCTATAGGTCCCAAACCGAAGAAGTTCAGGATATATCGCTCGGAGATACGGAGTAGAGTTCGGTTACCTGCTATATTGCTCTGCGCACTCTGAACTATTTGTACATTATCAACTGTGATAAGATCCGTCTTCGCTTTTATGTCCCCGATCAGGTGACCTATCTGCCCCTCGGCATAATCAGAGGGTGCGTTAGTTAGCGGATCAGTCCCACCCCCACTCGCCGCCGCAATCGCCTGTAACGAATCTGCCGCACTGGTCGCCGTGCCGCCACTTGCCAGGTCCGTTGGTGCCGTCAGGTCCGACCGGAACATCGCGCGCAGGAAGCCGAGCACGGTGTTGACGCCGGTGCCGGTGAAGGCGCCGAGGCGGGCGAGGATGGTGGCCTGATTCGCGGCAGTAGCATCGCCTGCCGTCTTAGCGGCGTCGTAGTCAGAGGTGAGGGTCATGGCTGCGCCCACAGTGGCATAGTCGCCGGCGCGCCGGGCGTAGTCGGCCTGAATCGCGTTGAGCTTCGTGCGGTCGGCACTGGTGAAGTCTACCGCCGTGGTGTCCACCAACTGTGTCGTGCCCACAAAGCGGCGCAACTTGCTATTCACCGTGCCATCGAACTCCCAGTGCAAGTCGTCCAGGGCATCGGTCGAGGTGTTCGTATAGTTCGCGGTGTATTTGCCCGTCGCCGGGTTGCTCCAGGATCCGAGGCGCGACGACAGGTCCGTAGCCGCGTTGTTGACGAGGGTCACGGTCGGGTTGCCGCTGTCGAGATTCTTGGGCGCTCCGGTTTCGTCGGCGAAGAGGACGACGATCTGGAATGTCTCGGAACCGGCGTCGGGGCGCTCCAAGACGGGCGGCACATTGGCGCTGACGAATGAGCCGTTCTGGACGTTGAGCACAGCCGCCAGCACGCCCGCCACGCTGCTGTCAAGGTAGGCGAGGCGAGTGTCTCCCAACGCTGTAAGCCCCGCACCGTTGGCTCCCACACGCGCGTAAACGTCACCCGTCTGCGGCTGCGGCACCCGTACCGTCTCGATAGTGGAGTTGCCCTGGCCGTCCGCATACAGCAGCGTGTAGCTGGTGTCGTAGCTCGCCAGCGTCACGTCAGCCTCGTAGGTGCCACTCCCGGCCACCGACTCAGCCAAGTTGACAGCCGTGGCATAGGCGCCCGCTGTGCCGACCTGAACGGTGGGAGCCAGGCCGGTGGTGCCGAGCGGGACCGATGCGCGATAAGTGAAGCTCATGGTGAATCCCGGTTACGCCGACACTCGGAAATCGTCTACGGTTGGCTTGAGCGTAGGCGTGCCGCTGTCCTGATAGAAGAACAGGCCCACCTTCGTCGCGGTCTGGTTGAACGAGGACGTGGTACTCACCGTGTTGCCGCCGTTGTTGGTAGCACTGATAACGGTGCCGTTGCAGATAACCGAGATCGCATGAACGGTGCCCGGCGTTTCCGCGCCCGTATTGGACACGACAGAAACCACGGTAAAGGTGCCCGCCTGCATCTTGCACAACTGGAAGGTGCCGGTGGCGCTTGCGCTATTGTAAACGAAGCGCACGAGCCAGTAGTTATTCTCATCGGTATAGCGGAACAAAACGCCAGCCATGTCCGCCACGGTTGCATTGCCCGTGGCAACGTTGGCCGTGACGGTACAGCTACTCAGCGCCGAGTCGGCTACAGCGTGAACCACGGTGGCGACCGCAGAGTTATTCGTCGCCTTGTTGCTGACGATTTTCGCACTGCCGGACGGTAGGGTGTAGGATGCGCTGACGGTGTTAATGGGCGCGATGGTATGCGCCGTCACCAGCGTGTTGTCGGTGTCGGTAAAGGCATCGTAGATATTTACGCCTGGAATTGGCGGCGTGCTGCTAAAGCCGTCGCCGCGCTGTGATGGCGCCGTGCCGGTGCCGGCGGTGGCAACTGCAGCAGGTCCGTAGTAATTGCTCAGCACCACGTCCGTAACCGCACCGCTGCCGCATTTGAAGGTCTGCCCGCTGCCGTTGTCGTGGCGGATATTGGTGGCCTGCACGAACGTCAGAATGCCCGCCGCCTGGTCAATGAGCGTGCTGACGTTATTGGCAAACACCTGATCCAGCACCAGGGCGTCAATTTTGGAACTGCTGCCGCTGAACTGCACCATGCGCGTCGCTGCGGTCAGCGCCGCATCTCGATACCAGTTCCAGCCGCGCCCGACGCAGCGGCGCAGGCGACCTTCCAGAAAAATAGGTACCGCTCCGGTGGCCGCTGAGTTGGTGTCGTAGATGGAGAAGCCGTCAAGTTCAAACTGCTTGATGTCGGTATTGGAGTGGAACCACAGCAGTGGGCGCGTATCAATCGGGTTCCGCACGCGGATGTTGGAGAGGCGCAGGTTATCGAACGCACCGTTAAAGTTCATCAGCGCCGCACTGGAACCACCTGCACCGCTGCTCACGCTGGCCTGAATCGTTACATCCACATTGCCAATCGTTACTGAGCCAAAGGCGCCGTGTGTGGCAAACGTAAAGTAGTCCAGCACCGCGAGGTAGTTCTTAATCGAACCGGTGACGCCGTTGACTACCACCCGGTCTATGGCGTTGCTGTCGGACAACATACGAATGCCGAGCAGCGCGTTGGTGAACTGGATGTTCGAGACGTTGACATCCGTGATCGGCCCATTCGCCACGTATGGCCCGGTGTTGCCGTCGTCGGCGTTGAAGGCCAGGCCATCGTCGTAGTCCCATATCTTGCAGTTGGCGACGGTGATGTATTGGCAGTTACCGCAAAAGTGGATGCCGTCCTGGTTAGCGGTCCCGGTGCCAACCGCAGCGACAGTGCAGTTGTCGATGTGGACATAGGTGGCGTTGTTGATGAGCGCGCCATACGCCTTCGAGTTGTAGAGCGTGCAGTCGCGCACCATGAAGTCCTGCACACCCGAAAAGTCGAGGCAGGTCATCGTCGTGGCGTCCGCTTCGGTGACGCCGCTCGTCTGCGCCGTGCCGTTGCCGTCCAGGTAGAGGCCGCGCAGGGTTATGTGCTTGTTGGTGACGGTGCTCGTGGTGCGGTTGGCGTTGCGGAGGATGGAGCGGTTGGACGCTGCCTTGAGCTTGAAGCCGCCGCCATTGATCGCCTCAATGGTGGTGTTGCCGTAGACGTTGAGGCCGCTTACCAGCGCCAGTCCCGCGCCGTCCATGACCAGACGCAGCGGTGTGCCGGTGCTGGCGCGGTTGAGCGCGGCTTGTAACTTCGTGGTGTCGTCGGTGGTGCCGTCCTGAGCACAGCCCAAACCCGACGCGTAGACCACGCGCAGCGAGTAGTTGGCGCGAGGCACAGGTGGTGGCGGTGCGGCATGACAGGCCGGTGCGATGCAGCAGAGAAGCAGGAGGAGCAAGAGTAGTTTTTTCATAAGCGTAGTATGTCTCGATTCTCAATCCAGCGGTGCCGAGGTCAGTCGCCAAGACCGCACTGTGCGAAAAGGTCTCCTTCCAGTATCAACCCTGACACAATGAAGGAGACCAACCATGCTTGAACGGCTAATTTTGAATTGCCCATTTTTCTGGGAGAAATCCTCCGCCCGACAGATACCATTCTATAGATTCTCGAATGGTATCTCTATATCGTGAGTCAGCTTAGCAACCATCATTGCAACCAGCTGGGTACAGTCTCGAATTTCGTTGTCGTTCCACTTGGCTTCCCTGGCTGCTACCTCTAGTGCCTTCAAGTCTTGCTCCAACTCTTGGGCAGCTTCTAATAACTCGCGCCGTTCCCTGCGGTAGAGGAAGATTTCTAAGTTCTTGTGAGCGATGATTTCCTTGGACTTCCCACTCAGTTCCTTCCACTGAACAATCTCCGCATTGCGACTCTCAATAGCGGCATCTTTACGGGCAATCTCTTCGTTCTTACTAGTACGCTCCGCCTGCAACGACTCTACTAAATCATGGTGCTCCTGATAAGAACGGTCTGCTAACTTCTCATCCTTGGCTAATGCAGCAGCTTTCTGCTCCAGATTAAATTTCTGTCGCTGGGCTATCCGATCGTACGTAGACCAGACAATCCCGCCTGATCCGGCGACGAATACCACCCACTGCCACCAAGTTACCATCCTCACATTTCATCCTGCTCAAGATGTCACCAGTCTATCACACCGGCCTATACAACCCTGTAGTTTGCTGAAGTTTCCAAGTGCTCTTCAACCTTGGCACTTAGTTCAGCTTCGACTTGTTCTAACTCGGACCAGCGCATGGCGTTGCAGATAGAGTGCTTAAGTCCATCTTCGTGCACGCTCATTTTTGGGATGAACTCCGCCGCTCCATGGGCCATCACGTACTCGTAGATGGAGTCGTCCGTATTGTTACTCATGACTACGATTGGCTGTTTGCCCGCACACTCTTTAACGGTATCGAATACCTTCTCGGCAGTATATATCCCCAGTCCTAGATCCAGCAGAATGCAATCGTATGTGTGACTGCTAATAGCCTCGCAAGCCTCTTCTAGGGTGGTAGCCTCGGAAATCTCCCAGCCGTCGTTGCCGCAAGCAGCCCTAGGTTCCCCCGGACCATCCAACCACAGCTGAACCAAGCGGCGTTGGTCTTCCTGATCCTCTACTACTAACACACGTGTAGGTCTGGGTCGGTTCATGATAAAGCTACGCCACCAAGGGACAACGGTTCGGTCTATGTAGGTGTAGTCGTCCTTCGGGACGGTTGCGCCACTTAATATAGGTATTACTTCCACTGGCCATGTTGCAGCGATATGGAGGTCCATCTGCGCAGCCGCAAGATCGTTCATGAGGGTCTCGGTTCATCGCACTCATCAATTTAGATAAAAGTGTACGGAGTCAAGACATCCCTACCTCGACTCCGTACACTTCGGGAGATGCTCGCAAGCTACGCCTTTAACAACTTATGCTCTCAGCTAACTCGGCCGAGGGACCGGTTAGCCCGACTAATCAAGTCAGCTGGGAGCGGTCTATACGACTACTGTTGTCCAGTAACCTCAGGTACAGAGTTACTAGTACTAGATTACTCCGCGCCCGGTACATCCGGTACGCGCTGAACATCGCCCGCATTCTGCGGGGCTGCACCTGCGTTGGCAGGAGTGTCCTGTGCACCAGTTCCGGTGGAATCCTTGCCGGAGACGGCAGTAACGTCAGAATCCGGTGCAGTAGCTCCGACTTCCGATGTACTATCGCTGCCATCAACTCCGATCGACCCACTATCCAACTCGCGTCGTGCAGCTAGCAGATGCTGATCGCCAGAGCGTTGAGCGATATCCGGGTAGACCACCTCGATGATGTCGTGCAGCTTGACTAGCACTGGCTTGATCTGCAGCAACCGATCGCTCATGTCCTTGTGAGCGGCAATCCAAGCGAGGACACCCTGGATTACGATTGACATATAGTTCATTCAAATCACCTCCCCTACAGTAGTCTATATGATTTAGGGCCCATCTTCTGGGACAGGTCCTCCGCTGACCATTCCTATCGAACCGATACGATTGGGTGTCCGCCGAATAAGCCCCACAGTACCATGATGACGGCCAACACTCCGAGGAACATAACGATGTTCTTGAAGGTGGCTGGGATGGGTAGGAAGGCGTTCACCGCCCATACAATCAGACCGATGAAGATGATCTCGACGATAGCAGCAACCATAATATACCTCTACCCGTTCGCCGGGTTGTGGGCCAAGAACAATGCCCGACAGAAGTTCATCTCGGCTGCGGTCGGCAACACGAATCCATCATAGGAGTGGTCCACTAAACCGTCCAAGTGCTTGAACCAGTCATGTACTTGGTTGCGCAGCTTTTCCTTCATCGGCAATCCGCAGTAGACGACGTGAATGTGCTCGTTATCGCCCCAGGGCCGATACCAACCAATGAACCCACGCTTCGCTAGACAGTCAAGGAGTCGCTTAATCTGTTCGACCGTCAAGTGTCCGTTAGGGTGCTTGACGGAAAGGTCCAGCGCCGCAGTATAGTCTTCAAGTTGGCCGTTGGAGTTAGTGAATCTGCCGTCCGGTAGGTGGAAGCCTTGGGAAGCGGGTGCATCCCCTACTACCTGGATGATTCTATCTGGCGATACGCCTGCTTCCGCGCAAGCTGCCAGGTACGCTTCCCACTCGTGAACTTGCATTCCCGGAGGGCGCGACATGCCATGGTTGGCCGCAACGGGCTGCGGTGCGAAGAACTCGCGTATTTTCTGGGTGAGGGTATCGAGCATGGGTTAGTCGGTGGTGGTGGAAGTAGCTGGTTCCGCCACTCCGTCTGTGTCCGCTTGGTCGTTCGCGGTGGCTGGAGTGCCACTCTCAACTAAGTTGGGTCGAGACGCTCCGCGTAGCACGGAGGCGGGAATCCCGTGGTTCGGGTCCGCTTCGTTAGTGGGCTCTTCCTCGGACTCCTCCAGCGGCAAGACTCGCTGTGGATTATAGTCCGGCTGCGGTTCGCCGTTGGCTAGTTCGGCCCCTTCCACTACGCCGCTTAGCGCCGCGTGGAAGCCTTTAATGTGCCGCGCCCCATCCACAATGCGGGCATCGCAGCGACAAGTTCCCTGGTCCAGCGAAATGCCCAACTCCGCGAAGGCGGCTACAGTCAAGTCCAGCCCATGGTGGGTGTACTTGGAAGGGCCGAGATCGATGAGTTCGACCTCCACTTCCTTGTGCGTCTCGTAGCAGAAGACCTTCACGAGGGTGTGCCACGGCAAGCGGGGAATCGGGGAACCTTGCGTAGCATGACCGAATCCGGCCATGGGGAGTGCGCATCCCAATATGTCAGGGTGCAACTTCGTGGAGACGCCGCTAGCCGTAGCACCGGAGTCCTCAGGATCGTGAGCGCCACCGAACCAAGTGGAAGTAGCACTACGCAGCACCAGGTCAGCGCCATCAACCTCGACTTTTAACCACGACCAAGTTCCGTCACCTTCGAGTTGGTTGCCCTTCATAATCTCACTTATTCCCTTCGATACCCGAGACTACAACCGCGTTGGATTCCCCCGCCCGTACCTGTCCTGCAACAGTTTGCTGAGTTGGCGACTGATCGATAAAAGTGCGGACTGTGATGACACAAGTCAGGGCAAGTTTGCACACTATAACCGACCATCGAGGAACTGCATCGCTGGTTAGGAACGCATAAATATCGTTCAGCATCGCCGCACCTACGTAGAGTGCTCCACGCACCCACACTCCCGAAACCGTCATAGTAGTACGGCGAGTTACGGATTCCATTAAGGTTTAGTCGTTTGCTGTCAGAAACGGCTGCCGTACTTATTGGACCCTTCACCGAACACCATGGAATCGCTTCAGCGTGGCGTAGGCTGCGTTCAACTGAACCGAAGCTTCGTGGTTGCGGCCAAGGTCGGGGCGTAACTTCTGAGTCGCTTCGCGGAAAGCCGCTTTCATTCGCTCTGGCGATGTGGTTATGTAGTCAGAGCGCACCGTCGAGTTCGCTGCCAGAAAATCTGCAGCCCTGCGAACCTCTAGCGATACGTATGGAACTTTGGATTTTGGCCCATCTTCTGGAGGAGATGCTCCACGTCCAGCCGAAGGGTTGCCAGGTGGTACGCTTTGTGCTTCCTGCCATTCCTTGTACTTGGGGTCTGCTGGGTGGCGCGTCCCGGTTCGAAGGAAGTAATTGTCGAACATGAGACGGAATGGGTCGGAGCTGAAGTTGGCTCGGTTCCATCCAGGGTCTATTATGGCCACTAATCATCCCCTCCATCTTCCTCGGCTCGGTATTTCCTGTAGTGTCGCTCCCAGTAGATGCGGTAGCGTCGTAACTGTTCGCAACTCAACCAGACGTCGAACTCCATCAGTTCCGCCTCTTGCTTCGTCAGGAACTCTTCCAGTCCGGGATCACCAACTTCCACCACGCCGAAGCCATTCGTAGCGCCCGCCCCTAGCAAATCTATAGCTGCAGCTACTAAGGTTCCGTGGTCGTGCCCACAATGTCCGTTGCCGTTAGTAGTTGGGGTGTCCTCCGCTAAGTGACGGAAGAGGTGAACATCGAATTCCCAAGAGTCTATTTGCCGCAAGCATACTGGACATTCCCAGTATGTGATAGTGTCGTTGCTGTATTCCATGCCAACAGTTTCCTGGGCTGGTTAGGGGCTCGGTGCGGTTCTCGCTACCGCAGCAAGTATGCCTTAATTAGCGGATCCTGAGCGGTTCTGGCAGGGTCCTATCAAAATAACTACCCAGTTATTTTCGTATACAAGAGAAAACGGCCCCCAAAGCTGTTCGCTTGGGGCATAATATACGGTGGAGCCTGCTGTGGCTCCTAAGAACTTCGTAGCCCAACTGGCAGAGGCACCCGAGTAATTCGGCTACAGTATCGGTTCGAGCCCGATCGGAGTTCCCAGAGCAACCAGGAACAATTCGGGACGTATGGCACGGTCGTAAGACTTCGCGATTGTACCCCAGCTATCCCGCTAGGTAGTTGAGTCCTGCCTCCTGGTTTGCTTGCATGGGGCAAGGCTGGTTCCGTGGAGAGTCGGCATGGTCCGGCGAGAGCAAGTTTGCTGCCGCTGTCGTATACATGCAGTGTTCGACTTGCTGATAACCCGACTGAGAGCGAACCTCGGGAGCCTACGCGCTGCAGCGTAGTGCGATGATCGTCAGTAGCTCAACCAGCCTTGCTACCTCTATCTTAAGGAATCCAATGAAAGTCTCCGAAGCAGCATTTCATCTCTCCACTTTGGGCTTCACGCCCACCACCGACGGTTCCACCGCCCAAGTACTTTCCAACGACGAAGGTGATGTTGTAGTGTTGGTCGAAATGGACGGGGAGCCATACATCTTCGTGACCTACTTTGCGGAGGAAGAGAGCACCAACACGCCGCAACCGGTCGAGGATAAGGAAGAAATCGACGAAGCCGTATGGGGGCGTGAATGACCAAGCAAGCACTGGTAGACTGGGCCAAGTCCAAAGGTTGGACCGTCGGCCAGAACAACCACTTATATAAGGCTAACAAGCGGCTGAAGCTGAACGAGCGCTACGTTCGCCTGGAGTCGCGCGCTGGTGGCGGTTGGATGGGGCTGAAGTATGGCGAGTATAGGAAGCTAACCATTTCTCCAGAGGGGAAGCTGTCCGGGCTGCAGGAGATTAAATGAGCTACCGCTTGGTCTGGTGCCAGACGCCCGAAATCGAATTCGTCGATCGGCCTTGGCTGCAAGAGTTTGGCAACCACAACCGACCACCGCAACCAATGGTCGAGATCTCGGAGCACGAGTACTACGGCCGAATCTATCCGCAGTCCCGCTTCGAAGAGCACCGCCAACTGATGAACTTTGAGGGGGACCAAGGCTTGTCCTTCCGTGCGCTCGACATCGTCTGGTTCGACCAGTGGGCGGTAGGCCGCATGCGTCCACGCAACCAGAACGAGCATACGCGCTACTTCTACATTGGCTGCGAGCACATCTGGACGACGGTCACCCATGCTATGTTCGACCACACGAATACCTGCTCGAAGTGCGGCGTGTCGAACCGAGTAGATTCTTCAGGATGACCATGAAAAAGCCAAGGATAGACATCCAAACCGAGATCAAGCTGTGGAAGGCTGCCATTTACCTACTTTGGACTCTAGCAGCATTCTTCTTCGTAGCCGAGATGACCTACGCCTTCCGCCACCCGCACATGACCGACACCGAACGTGCGCTGCACATTGCAGACGTCATTCGGTTCCGCTAAAGGACAAATATGAAATCCACCGCTATACCCACAGCCGCCGACTTCAACGAGTACGACATCGTGCAGTACGAAAACGGACATGGCAACACCACCCCGCAACGCGGCATCGTGCGAACCATTGGCCGCAATTGGTTGAGGGTTGAGGATGCCGCTGGAGCCACGGTCGTGATTTCGATCGATCGCACCGTGAAGCGGGAAGGGGACGAAGAGGACTAATGTTCATTCGCGAAGGCAACTTGATCTACTATTCGTTCAATGGCTCTGGCGAGCAGGTGTTGGTGGGAAAGTATAACCACGATAACAATGCCGAGACTCAACTGGAATGCCTCTCCCGCGAACACCAGGACCACGACTCGCTTACCTTCCACTTGAGCATCTGTTCGCTAACCTTGGCTGCGCCACTCCAAACCTTCGAAATCCAAGCGATCGTGGATGACTACACGGAGTAACCTTTTGACGTATAGAGCCGTAAAAACGATTTTCGCGCCCCCGGACCACTAAGGCCTACTGCTATAAAGTCGCTTTAAACCGGCTGCTAGACCGCTTTAAATGGTTGGGCCATCCTCTGGGCAGGATGCTCCGCGAATAGCGAGCAGTTTGGGGGGTGCTCGCTCCAGAATATAGGTCAAGAAAAATACTTTGGAAAATTCCCAAATTCGACGTAAGGGCTTATGTCCCAAACGCTGCGCGATCGGTTATACTGATGCTTGTTGTTCAATTCAAGCCGTTCAAAGGAGACAGAATGATTACGTTGAAGCAATTCGTAAAGGCCCTGCAGGAACTCCCGATTCCTGAGGACACGCCCGTTCTCGTGGGCGTTCCTTGCCAGTGGTGGACGCCCGAGGAGAATTCGGTAACAGGGTTGATGGTGGTAGCCCAGCCGAACAATCCCGAAGTTCTCGGTTTGGTAATCCGTCCGGAGCATGACGACTCTGCCAACGGTGGCGGAGGCAAGGACGAATCCTACTGGCAGCCTACAGGGATTGAGCAAACGTTCTAGTGGGGAGTGGGGAGCGCTTTCAGGCGCTCCCCTCATTGCTCCGAAAATATTTTCCAAAATACTTCTCCAAAACCCACTCAAACCCGTCCCGATCGGTTATACTGTTTGGTGCCGGCAGAATGTAGCGCCGGTTTTCTGGGAGAAATCCATGATCGTCGAAACCCGAACCACCGAATTGGTCATCCTGGCCTGCCGCGAAAAGGCGCAAACCTTGCGCGCGAAGCCGAATCTGTGCGAAGGTGAGGAAAATCAAATCGTGATCCTCGAAGAGGTTGCCCGGTTGCTCGAAATCCCGGCGATGGCCGAGTGGTTTCACGAAGAAATGGGCGAAGCCGTTGCCCGCAATGTTTAGTTGGCGTGGTGCTTTGGGGGCGGGGGCTTCGGCCCCTGCCCCTTTTCGTTGGAAAAATAGTTGAGAATATTTTCTGAAAGTCCCCCAAACCCATCCCAATCAGTCATAATATAAGGTAAGTCGTTAAAACCAAAAGGAACGAATATGCCAAAAGCCATTAACCTTGCCGGGCAGCGATTTGGAAGACTGGTTGCCATCGAGCAGACTTCGAATAATCGTGGCGGAGCCCATTGGATTTGTCGCTGTGATTGCGGTCGTATTACGACCCAAGTCTCCCAAAACTTGCGCCTTGGTCGGGTGAAGTCCTGCGGCATGAGCGGTTGCTACAAGAGCACTCTACCCCAATGCCAACGCAAAGATATCACCGGCCTTCGGAGTGGTCTGCTGACGGCGGTGCGCTACGACGGCAAGCGAATCTCAAAGTCAGGTAACCAGAGCACCATGTGGCTCTGTCAATGTGACTGTGGTAATACCGCCAGGGTTGCAGTTGGAAAAATGATCCAAGGCGTGGCGAAGTCCTGTGGATGCTTGCGCAAGCCGCTTGCTTCCCACGACTTGGACCGCAGCGACTTTCCTGAAGTTGGGACAGCCACCGAAGTGGGTGTTTTCGGTCCGAAGCATACGGCCCATTCCGCATGGAGCAACCCTGCTCAGAAGCGCCAAGGTCGCCTTCGTCAGGCGGACCAGTAGGGCCACGCTCCCAAATCTCTTGGAAAATAATTAAATTATTTTCGATAAAAAGGCCCCCAAACCTTCTCTGATGAGTTATACTTAATGGTAAGTCAGTCAAGGAGGTCGTGATATGATTCGGAATCGTGTAGCAGGCAAGCGGGGAACGTTGGAATCGCCGTTTACGTACCGGGAAGCTATGGAAGCGTTGGTAGGGTTGGCCGAAGGTAAACCCGACTCCTTCGCCGCGAAGTTGGTCGCGGACTTCACCTCTAAGGGCCAACTGAGCAGCGAACAATGGTGGTGGGTACACAAGCTGGCCATGGATGCCGCCAAGTCCACCCCCATTTCCGTTGGCGAAGTCGCCAAAATCTACGAGTTATTTGCGGTGGCTGCCAAAGCACTCAAGCGACCCAAGGTTCGGCTGCAAGCCACCACCCCGTCCGGGGAGGTTGTAGACTTCCGCATCTTGCCGAATACTTCGGCTAGCAAGCACCCACAATCCCTCTCGGTTGTCTCGTCCGGTTCATACGAAGACCGTACCTGGTTCGGGCGCATCGACCCTGATGGCCGTCTGGTGGAGGGCAAGTCCATGACTCCTGCCATTCGCGAAGTAGTGCTGCGGTTCGCCGCCAACCCGGTACAAGTTGCCGCCGAGTATGGCAAGCTGCTAGGGGCCTGTTGCTTCTGCAGTCGGACGCTGGAAGAGGAAGGTTCCGTGGAAGTTGGCTACGGCCCGGTCTGCGCCGAGCACTACGGCTTGCCCCACCCGCAGCATGGTGGGGCGGTGGCCGTGGAAGTCCCGGCGATCGATCTAAGCGATCCGTTGCCGTTGGCCCCAACCGAAGCCGAGATCCAGCAGGAAGTCCAGAATGTATTGAATTCCTATCCAGTCTACGAGCGTGCGCCGGATCGTGTAGAGATTCGCCATCAGGTTGTGGCGAAGCTGAACGTAGATGGCCCCTCTTCTGGGACGGATGCTCCGCGTGGGCGTGCCGCAAAGCCTGCCATTCAATGTGCTCCCACACCCAAACCCACCAAGAAATCCCGCCGCCATCCCATGCGGTACGAAGGCCACATTGCTCCGGAGTTGCTAATGGGTTGTTCGCTGAGTGGGCGGGCGTTGGATCAGTTCTTCGCGGAGGCCGCTAGCTAGCGTGCTATAGGGGGGTGCGTGAGTGGCCCCTCCCCGGAGCGCCATGGAAAATCATGAAAACCAACTGCTATCACCACCGCAATACAAAAGACGTCAAGACGGTGGGCGGAATGACCCACTGTAAAACCTACGACCAAGCAGCGACACAAGCACGCCGTGGTCTATCGGTTCAGTCCACTGCGACCGGCAGGCTTTACTTCGCCAACAAGAAGGGAGAAGAAGTCAGAGTCTACCTGAGCGTTCACCCGGATCATACCCCGGACGGAGCAGTCTTGCAGGCACAACTAGATAAGGAGCGAGACGAGAGTCTGCAAACTCTTAGAGACAGCATTCTAGGCGAGTAGGGCCGTTGCCCAGCTCCCCGATCCCAAAAGGAACCAACGACATGGACAGCATCATCAATTGTATCTGCGCGATGAGCGTTCTCATAATGCTCCTCATTCTCGGTGCGACCCATCATCTGGTCTGCCGGATCATCGATGCGCGAGATGCAATCATCGACGAGATTCGCTTCAACCGTGGCCGGAAGGACCGCTAAGTTACCTCCATTACGATCGACCGTATAGAGCCATTTAAACATGAAGGAGCCTACCATGGCAACTGTAGAACAGACAGTAGAGACGTTGAAGCAGAAGCTGACCAAGCAGGAATTCCTAGACCTGGCCGAACTGATGGACGAGCAGGACGAGCAGCTACTAGTGGCAGTAGCCAAGCACGCCGCAGAGCTAGACCCCATAGAGTGGACTCTGGGCACCTCGGACGACGAGTCTGAGGGGTATCCTAGATCATGAGCAACAAGTATCCACCCCGACCCAACCTCGTCTACCAAATTGGCGAAGACGTCTCCGATGCTAACGGCATCGCTGAGCTAGCCATTCGCCACCTGGTCTCCCAGCAAGGCATCTCCGCCAAGCTAAGCAACCTGCTCGAAGCCCTGGACGACCAGCAGCAAGCCGCTGACCGTCAGCTTCGCGCCGAGCAAACCACCCAACATCAGGCCCTGCTCCGGCAGCTGCAAGACGTCTCCGCCGCTATGGTGCTGAACGCGGAGGCCCAAGCTGAATTAGTGCAGGCCGTTGCCGAGAACACCGCCGAACTCAAATCGCTGCGTGGCTGCCTTTACATGCTCCACCGCGACGAAGTGGAGCGTCACTTGGACAGCACCTACAGGCTGATTACGGAATTGAACCAACCGGCTACGACCCCGCCTTCGCTCCAGAAAACAGCCCGCAGCAAATACGCCCGTCCCTGGACGCCCGAACAACGCGCCGAACAATCGCGGAAGCTGAAGGAATATAACGCCAATAAGCGGAGAACGGAGCATTCGTGAACCCAAACGAAATCATGGTCGAACTCACCAAGCGTGGGTTCGTCGCCAATAGCACCACCCAAGCCACACCAATGGTCGGACCACAGGGCGAGCACATCGTCTTCGTGGCCGACCTAGGTGCGGGCAAGGGCTATATATTCACTCCAGCCCTCATCGAACCGAACGAGGCCGAGCTCGACATAGCCGCCCCAATTCACGATGAAGAATCCATCGACTTCGCGCTTGGAATGATAATATGATGAACCACCTTCAAATCAAGCAGTTCGTGGAGGCCACGGCCTTACTTGCGGAGTGGCCGCCAGAAGCCCAACACAACCTCTATGTGGCACTGAACAAGGTACGCGACTGGGACGACCCAATCCGCCAGAAAGCCATCGTCCAGGCGTTGCCAAGGTACGGCTTCGATGCGGCCATGTGGACGGCGGAGGCCCTCGGAATCCCGGAGCCCACTTTTCTGGACCGGATCTCCGCCGGGGCATATAGCGGACAGGAAGTGTGCCGGGCGCTGATGCTAGGGCTGGCTAAGTTCAAGGATGAGCTGGAACATGGGGAGTCGATCGAAGATGATTAAACGCACTGGTTGGTTCGACATAAAGATGTCCTTCGAGGGCAATGATCGCACTCGCTTCGAAGGTTATATGCACTCTTCGATGCAGCAAAAGCTGTGGGATATTCTGCGGGATGGTCGCGAATACATCGTACGCACCTACCCCATCACCGACACGACCGGCCAAGGCCCCGACTTCCAAATCAAGTACACCCAACTGGAACTCCGCTGTACCGTACTGCTTCGCAACTGGCAGGATGCCGCCATCGAGGAGGAATGCTGCACGGTTTGGGAACCGACGGACCAACGGCCAATGAAGATCGATGGCAAGCAGTTCATCCATGTAACCAAAGACATATGGCGGAGGATATCATAAGCACCCAACTGGTAGTACTCAACATTAGCCCACTCCAACGCTGCCACCGCTGCGGAATACGCCCGCATCACCCGATCCAACCGCATGGAGGCTACAAGTCGGATAGCTTCAATTCGCTGGCTGCTCAAGGCCAACCAGAAATATTAGAAAATATTTCCAGAAAAGGCCCCCAAACCCCTACCGATCAGTTATAATGATTGGTGTCGTTGAACTCCAAGCCGTCTCAAGAAAGGTTCATACCAATGAGCAAACCCACCGAATCCATTTTGGCTCCTGGCGAAAACTTCCGCGATCTAACCTACGCAGAGGTCAAGCGCCTCATGATTCTGCGGCGTGGCGTGCAAGGCCGCGTCACCTATACCTGGTGCACCCGCTGTAAGCACCCCGAAGGTCAGCTGACCTATTGGCTGGAGCGGGTCTATGACTCCACCGACGACTACGCTCGCTTCTGCCAGAAGTGCCCCAATTGTGGTAAGTTCCTGTGGTGGACGGCGATAGGGTGGCAACCCGAAGGCTTCGAACCGAAATCATCCTTCTACTTCGCCCGCGATTCGCAACGCGCCAAGGCCTACGCCTGGGAGCGGTTAACCATCAAGCCAACTCCGCTGGCAACCAAGTTCGACGAGGCTTCTACAGCTGCGCTAACAGCGCACATCTGTCGTGAGTTAGGTATTGCTCCGCCGCGTATCGAATTCCTGCGCAACGCCCGAACCTCCATCGCTCGCGGCGACTACCTGATCCGCTACTCCACGCCCCGCGACCTATGTCCGTGGATTGTCATCCACGAGCTAGCCCACATCTTCCAAACGCGCTGGGAGTACAAAATACAAAATATCAACCGCCGCCATGAAGACTCCGAGCCGGGCCACGGTCCAGGATGGGTGGGGATCTACATAGTGCTACTGGAGCGGTTTGGAGGCCTTTCTAGCGCCGATCTTCTTGCCAGTGCAACTGGGGCGGGCAAGCTGAAATGCATCCCGCTGGAGCTCGCCGCACAGCGACTGGAACAACTGAAAGGGTATTGATATGTTCGAAGTTTCCACCATTACCCAAGGCTTCGCCTTGGACTACGTCACCGTTGCGAAAGACAAGATTCGCATCGTCTCAGACGACAAGCTATTCCGAATCGACATGTTCGGTGAAGTATTGAACGACTTCGTCGAGGCTGGCGATCTAGCCGCCGTCCGCCATCTGCTCGGCCCCGAAGACCTGAGCAAGCTGGACCTGGACCGCATCATGAAGGATCTTGGTGAACTGTGAACTCCCATTCTCTGGAGGAGATACCTCCGCTATCCGCCGACGGCAGATTGCGCCTAGACTTGGTCGGGCTGCTTGGCGCGGACCTCCTACCGAACATCGATGAGTACCTGCTTCGTAGGCGGGCGAAAGAAATCCGGAAAATAATTAATAATTTTCCTGAAAAATCCCCTCAAACTCATACCGATCAGTCATAATATCTCTTGTAAGGCAATTCCAACGTTTTCAGGAGCGAACAATGCAACAGGGTTATTCGATCGTGCTATGCGAAGATGCAGGGAACGGGCGTTTGGTGGCTGGAGCCGCCATTGCCGTCGTAGTGGGCGACAAAGCCTATGCCGACGCCGCTATGCGCGAAATGTGCATCTTCCACCCAGATGCCATGTTGGGTGTGTATGGCCCTTGCAACGTGAACGCACCGTATTGCCGCTCCAACGGCATCCGCGTGTTCGATATGGCGAACGATTCCGTATTCGTTCCTAGTCCGACCGAAACGGACGCCAACGAAGCCGCCTTCGATGCCTACATCGAAGCGCAGGAACTGGCCTTCGCGGAGTTTGCCGACGACGTGGAGGACGATTCCTTCTAATCGCAGAGGACGGCCCCATCCGGGCCGTAATGCGGCAGCCCTGGTTCCAAGCCCAGGCCCTCATACCCAAGCCACCTAAGGAGTTCACATGACACAACAAGAGTTCGAAGCGTGGTGCATCCGCCACGACTACAAGAAGGATCGCTTCGGCCACTACCAGAAAATCGACCGTAGCGGTTCCGTCCGCCGGATGAAGCTGTCCAAAGTTGCGGCCCGCAACGAAGTGAAGCACGGCACCGGATGGATCCGTATCACCTCCGGATACTACTCGCAACTGTCGCTGAACGAAAAGGATCAGCTGGTCGGAATGAAGTTATAAATCCTATGGAACAAGACAAGCAACGTCTACGCCAACACATAAGGAACCTTGGCGGGATGCCGAACCACGTATACGTTGGCGGTACCCACGACGGAGATATCGAGCTCCGCTTCCTATGCCCTGAAGGGTCGATTGTACTCTCCGCGAAGTATCTACTGAAATTGGCCTTAGCGGAAAGCGCAGCTATCAATCCACCTTCGTCGGAAGATCCAATGCACATTGTACGCTTCGACTTCGTAAACCGAATGCGCGAACGTGGCTACAAGGCAGTGTCTGGCAAACTGGAGCGGGTCATGGCCGATGGCCGATTCTTCCGGTTGCAGCTTGCTGGCACAGTAGTCCTGCAGTACGAACGCTCCGGCAATAGCACCTGGAACTACGTTCGCAGCTTCCCCTACGACACAGTACCCGACGACCTGTAATTTTCAGGCCCCGTCTTCTGGAGAGGATCCACACTACACCATGAACACCATCACGATCGAACCACCTGTGTTCCGTGCCGCCGTGGAGCGGAAGCATGGCCTGACCAAACCGCAGGTGACCGAAGCCCGCGAATTGGCTGCACAAGGCCGCGACTACGAATCGGCTTGCGCCCAAGCAGCCGCAAAGTTCGACGTCCGCCAATACCGCGAAACCAGCCCAACCGTCGAATCCACCACCAAAACCTGGAAGCAACTAGTGGACGCCCGCCCCGAACTCCGCTTCTTGATTCCCAACGACTCCACGCTCTACTTTGCGCTCCGGCTGCAGGTGGGCGACGCCGTGACCGAGATATGCTCCGTACCCGCGAAGTTCCAGGCCGACGACACCGATCTCGGCCCCGACTCATATAGGTAAAGCCAAGACAAAACAGTTAGGATTGAGGCTCAGCCAAAGGCGTAATGAGCTGAGCCTCCTTTTCCAATCTCCTGAGCGCTGTCTTGCTCCGTTTTGTTTCTGCTGCTTTTCGCCTAGATTCGGCTGTGAATGGCATTGGTCGCTTCTTTGCTGATTCGGACATTTTAGCTCTAGTCTCGTCAGACATTGGACCACGCTTCTTGCCCCGTCTACTCTCAGCAGCCTTCCTCCGGGACTCAGCAGACATATTCATCCCTCTTCGCTTGGCAGCCTCCGACATTCTCATCTTGGCTTCCTCAGTGATCGGAGTTTTCCTTGGTTTGCCTAATTTAGCGAGAGACATGTTTCGCCTAGCCTCGTCCGACATTGGGCCTCTTTTGGTGCCTCGAGTAAACCTACTTAAATCCTCTGGAGAGATCGCAACTATCTTCTTGCCATTAAGACAAGGTTCCAACTTGTCTATCCAATTCTGCTCTTCTTCAAGCAGCTTGTCTACGTGACAAGCCGTCAGTATCTCAATTTTAAACGAAGCCTCCCCGTATTTGTTCCAGCATCCTTGCATACGTTTATTTTGGTGATCCCCGTTTCTCAACGCCTGCAAGTGCCTGTTCAACCTACCATATAAATTGATACTACTACCTACATACAACGCACCGTTAGAAGTGCAGCATATGCTGTATACTCCAGCAATAGAAATTCGTCCTTCCATACAACCTCCACTTGAGCGAACTATAAATCCCGACGAATCCTCCGGCAAAAAGATGCGCTACTTTTCCTACTTCTAGAGCATGTGCCGACACTATCATCATCATCGGTATGTGTACCATAAGGTAATAAAAATACTCAAATATTATTTTGAATATCATGATAATACCTACTCAGAGGCTGGCGGATCAGGCATAATATAGTGTACAAGCCGTTCGCATGTGTTTAGTAGATCTGGAGGGACCAACTATATCCCACCCCTCCAAAAGGAGCCGAAAGTGTTACAATTAAGTAAGTTGGCGGAGGGAAAGCATATCTATGCTGGCACCCACGAAGGCACCGATGTCCGCGTCGCAGTGAACAAGGACCGCAAGACCTGGACCGCAACCCATGGCGATCATGTCATCGGCGATAAGTTCAAGTCGCGTGCCGAAGCCGAAGCCGCACTAAATGGCCATCTGGGTACGGATACCCAGGAAGCAACCAACCCCGAAGCGGCCACGCCCACCCAGTCCACCGCTGGCGATGGTACCGACAACGCACCGAAGCCCGGAGCCGATGGAGACCCCACTCGCCAGGAACGTAAGCAGCCCACCATCACCACGCGTGACTTCAAGGTGCTGACGATCGTGCAGGACAATCCGTCCATCCAGCTGCAGAACGTCACCCGCGAGTACGGCGATGCGCTGACGGCCGTAGCCATCATCGGTTCGTTGGGCAACCGCAAGCTGATCGAAGTGGACCAGACCACCAACGAGGTCACGCTCACCGACAAGGGTCGCGAAGCGCATGCCATCTACGTCGACGTGCAGAACAACAAGGTGCGCCAACCACGTGAGCCGAAGCAGCCGCGCACGCCCAAGCCTGCGAAGTCGCCGGAAGAGCTCGCCGCCATCCGCGAAGAGAAGCTGCGCCTCCGCGAAGAGAAGTTCGCCGCGAAGTTCGGCCCCAAGGCCGAGGGTATCGGCCCCAAGCCGACCGTGGTCGAACTGGCTCAGGCCCGCGTGGAGAACGCCACCGCTTCGTTGAACTGGGCCCTGATGGACCAGCGCATCCATCCCTTCAGTCCTATCGCCGCGAAGAAGGTCAAGTCCGCTCGCGAACGGGTCCAGATGGCGGAGGAAGCCAAGGCGAAGGCCGACGAGTTCGTAGCCAACGGTGGCCATCCGTACGACTACTCGCTGAAGGTGAATGCGCCCAAGGGCAAGCAGGCCACGCCGGAGAACGCGCCTGAATCAACAGAGTCGGCGGAAGCGACTACCGAAGCCCATGCGGAGCCGACGGAAGCACCCGCCGAGGGATAAGCCAACCAAACTGCTAAGCCACGATACCAGCCCACCGCAAGGTGGGCTGGTATTTTCGTAAAAATATTTTCGAAAATACTTCTCCAAAACCCACCCAAACGCCTACGAATCAGTTATAATATCTCTTGTAAGTCGTTAAAACCAACAGGAGCGTGCAGCAAATGGAACCAATTCTCGTGAACATCCCCAAGGAAATCGGCGCAACCCGCTACAATGGCGGCTGGGAAGGCATCCAGCTTTAGGCCCATCTTCTGGGAGAGATACCTCCGCTAACCATACCCAGCGAACAGCCCCAGAAAATATTCCTGAAAATATTTTCAGATTTACTACCCAAAGCCGTTCGCGTCAGGCATAATGTAAGGTAAGGAGGCCAATCCACATGAAAAATGAGAAGTACACAACGGTCTGCAATTCGGGTAGCCTGAGCCCAAATCGCCACGACACCATCCTCGAAGCCTACCTGAAGGCTGTGGGGATTTACAGGGACCATACCACCGCTCTGTGCAGCGTGTGGGCCGTACCGACCGGACCAGACCATGAAAACCCTGGGCACAGGGGCTCTCATAGGGTCAGTCGTACCGACGTAGCCAAATCCATCAAGCCATTTACAGACAGCCTAAAGGAGATCGATTAATGTTCTACACCAGCACCCCAACCGAGCCCGGCAGCCACACCATGGTCTGCATGCAGCTGGACGAGATCCGCAGCGTGAAGGTGGATTCCTTCCCCAGCTACACCCAAGCGGTGCTCGTCCGCGACCAGCTTGAAGAAGCTGCCAAGGACCCCAACCCCGAAGTTGTCGGCAAGAAGCTAACCGAATTGGGCTACGTGGTCTCCCCCGACCAGGTAACCAAGGCCCATTTCTGGATGCACAAACCGTTCGGCTCTATCAGCCCCGAACAGGAGGCGCTGCTGGAGAAGCTGCGCACCGTGCTCACCAAGGAGGAATTCGTCTTGCTGGAAGACAGCCTCCGTGTGGATGACCTGGGCTTCTTCGAGAAGCTAGCCCGAATCGCTGAGAATCTATAACCGCCACAACGACCAAGCCCAGCCCCGTTTGGGGCTGGGCTGAAAGGTACCTATATGAAGATCACCCGACGCTTCGCCGTAGAATGTTCTATCGGCAAGAACAACGCTCTCTACACATTGGAAGACGGCACCAAATTGCGTGGCAACCTACGCGCCGTCAAGCATCGCAACGAAGATCCCGCACCCCATTTCCGCTCCGCTAACGAGCTCGTGGTCTCGCTGAACCAAGCCATCGAAGCCAGCAATTGGCCGCTGCTCCGCGAATTGCTCGCCAACGAGATGCTACCTGAAGACATCGAATCCATCGTCACCGATTGCCAACAGCCCATCCCCGTCTACGCGATGAAGGTGGCAGGCCACCACCTGTATCACGTCAACGGCTACGCCGATTTCGGTGGTCGCTGCCAGCAATGGGTCGAGGCTAACCAGCCCGTAGGAGACGAATGGTGGATCTCCACCGGAGGCCTCACCAACCACATCGACCTGATCACCTACAACGACAAGACCAACGATTTCGTGATCTACAACACTGATGGCACCGTGGAGCGGTGGGTCCGCGTCGAATAGGCCCATCCTCTGGGCAGAATGCTCCGCGTGTCGCGCCTAGCCCCACCATGCCTCAAGCGTGGTGAGGCTATAAATTGGTTTAGAGGCCGCTTCCCGGCGACTTAGGCCCGTTTCGGTAACAGCCTTCGGTCGCACGAATCTATCGCGTTCTAGGCCCACTACAGGCAACGTTTTCAGCAGCGACACCTTCTACAGGCCCCAGGCAGGTAGCGGCCCGAAAGTATTTTCGAAAATACTTTCGGAAAAGGCCCCCAAACCTGTACCGATCGGTTATAATTAATGATGACGGAACCAATTACAGGAGAATTCAATGGAAAAGACCGTTCGCATTCACGATTGCCGTACCGAGACCAATGGCAAGGTTGTCTGGTTCACCCGCGAGATTTCCGAACGTGAAGCCAAGCGGCTGGAAGCCGAAGGCCAGGAAGCTGCAGAGCGTGCCGCCTACGCTGCGGAATGCCGCATGCACAATCTGTGATCGGTGGCGTGCAATCCGTGCGGGAGCGACCCAACTTGACCGGGCCGCTCCGTCCCCGCGAAGGGGAACCGAATCCAAGGAGGAAACAAGATGCACCCAACTACCGAAGCGAAGCTAAACCAGGCTCGCACCGATGCCGATCGGGCCAAGGAATTCTACCAGGCCAAGCGCAAGGAACTGCGCGCAACCTGCACCCCAAACATGCTGAAGGACGCCACGGAATACGCCCGGTTCGCGTCTCGCCTGTACAAGAAGGGGTTGTACTACATCGAGATGGGCAGCCCAATAACCGCCACCGTCCGCTTCGATAGTTGCATCAAAGCATACGACTATGCCAACGCTTGCTTGGGCGTGTGGGGCGGCGTTCCAGCGGACTGTAACCGGCCTTAGCACCAAGCTAGCCCCACTTTTACCGCATTCCGCCCCAGTGCCCCAGACCGGCCTTGGGGCGGAATCCTGACTTGAAACCGACAGCGAAAACAAAGGAGACATCATGAACCTATTGAACGTGGCCGAAGTCGTAGAGGCGTTGCACCAAGCAGAGGTTGCCGCGAAGAATATGGCGGTCAACGAAGCTGCCGACAGCTATGCCCATCCCGGATCGATCGAGAACTACGTGGAAGCCTGGATCGTCGCCAAGGCGAAGCTGAGCTACATTCGCTCCACCGAAATCGCGCTGCAGTACCCAGAGCAGGACAAGTTGAAGGAATCCGTCCAGCGCGATTACGACTACGCCTTGAACAAGTTGCTTGGCTTGCACACCGGCTCCGTCTCCCACAACGGCGACGGCTGGCAAGTCTCCCACTTCCGCGAGGCGGCGGCTGCCGCGATGATGGTACATCTGTTGGGCGGGTTGTTGGATCGAATGTAGGGTGTGGTCGGCGGAGTGAACCCCAGCAGCTATGCGCTGCTGGGGTTTTCTTTTGGCCCATCTTCTGGGAGAGATCCTCCGCGTTGATAGTTAGCGAATGATGGTGGGTTGGGCGGGGGCGCGAAGTGGGCGGTTTTGGCGGATTTACGGAATATCGGTTTTGGGCCAAATCGGTAAAACCGCTTAAAAACGGCTGGGGGGGTGAAGACGGATGGCGCGTCTGTTTTCTACAAAATCGTTTGAGCCAAAAGAGCCAGCCCGGCTTCTGCTTGATCCGTCTTAAGTTAGCGGCAACAGGGAGTCCAGCGTCGACTCCTTAATTGGTGGTATCGTTCGTCATGCGCTGTCTGCTTTTTGTCATATTATATTTTATAAATATCATATCTGAAGATATGGTCAAGTTTAGTAAATAATTACGAAAAAACAAGATTTTCAAAGCCTAAAAATACGAAAACACAAAATACGACCAAAACCGGAAAATACGACAAATAACGCGTTTTCATGAGCGCCATCCGTCTTCGCGCCCCCAGCCGTTTTTAGACGGGTTGACCGATTTAGTCGATTTATGGCTAAATCGGGTAATAAGCATTTAAACGGCGTTGTAGACCCACGAAGCCACCGATGGAAATCTACGAAATTCGCCCAGAAACGAAGGCTGTACGTGGGGTCGAAACGCCGTTTTAAAGTTATTGCTCGATTTGCTCGAATTCCGTAAAAGCGTTTAGGCCAGCCCAGCTTTGCGCCTTACCAATCAAAAGAATCGTGGGGTAGCGAACGACCACCCGCCTTACCGGCCCCAAACGGCCCGCCCGACGCGGAGTATCGCTCCCAGAGAACGGCCAAAATCAAATCTATACTCATGGTGGTATGAAAATAACCTTCGATTTATTTTCTCCCAGTCCCCGCAGCCGCTTCAAATTGAGGCATAATTTCTGGTGGAGGCGCGATGCAAAGCAAAAACTACGTGTACCTGGGCTACCACCAGCTGGTCGAGGACTTGCCGAAGCGCCACGTTTACACGGAGGTGGCGCGTGAATGTGCGTTCCTACGCGGCCAAGCACCGGAAACCCGCAACGCCGCTGAACTGCTCAAGGACCATTCGCTGGCTACTGAATTCCCGCTTTGCGATGCGGATCCGGGCGATATCGTATTTGGCAAGCCGCCAACCCAGCGAGCCCTTCGTATGGGGCGACGTTCCGGTTGGGCCAAGGTCATCACGCAAATCCGCCCCTTAGCCTTATATAAGGAGCTCAACGGCGACGCCAGCCAACTAACCGACAACTGCACCGAGACCATAGATCGTCTCAAATTCTTCTTCAACCAAATACCCCAGGAACTCCACGGCGAGTTTCTAGCCTCTCTTTGCCATGAGCTAATCGAAGGTTACAAGCAGCGGCCGAAACCAAAGCCAAATTTATGATCGTTCCAGAATCTAAGATTCGGCCAATCATCCAATGTCTGACGATATCCACTTGCCCGTCGCCGATGTCACGCTCGAGGGCGAAGGTGAAGTAAGAAATCAACTGAACCGGCTAATGTGCTGCCACTACTGTGGCTCGTACAACTTCTGCTACATTACCGAATACGTCCAACGGATTAACACTTTCCACAATCATCTGAATGACCGTTTCATGACCAAGCAACGTATGGTTTGTGAGAACTGTCACAAGAAAGCGGTTGCTATAGTCGAATACAACCTTAGAAAGAACTGCGAAGCCTACCGAACTGCAATTCGCCGAGCAAAATATATCGAAGACAACGAACGGTTAGAAGCCGCCTTCCCATACGAAAACCCACCCAAGAGGTCTCCAGATGACCCAACCAACCCCAATTGACCTTAGTAAGTTCACCACTCCTCAAGCCGCTCCCTTCGACACGCCTCACTTGCAGAAGCGGCGCAAAGCGAAGTGGGAAGCCAAATTCGAAGAGGCCCGCAACGTTCTCCTTGAACTCTGTGACCCCGCCCTGCCATACCCAGCCATAGCCTACATCCTGGACCTATTCAAGCTGCTGGTGAAGGTCGAGGACTTCAGCCAAGACGAAGCTAAACTGGAAGACCTGTACATCGAAGTTCGCGACCTCCTGACTATCCGTCCAAAGCTACCCAAGCGCAGCCCACCGCCCAACCGGTTAGTGAAGGTAAAGACACGCAGCACCACATTACCAATCATCATCGAACAACAGAACGACACCATCCAAGCCCTCCAAACCACCCTTGCCGCCCAATCGCACCAACTCCAGCTTGCCACCCAAGCCCTACAAGATATTATAGATCCTATCGCGGCTATATCTCGCAAGCTACTCCCAGATCAAAAGCTAGAGGGTGCCATGGCCGTATATAACTCCAACGACCCTAACTACCTGAAATGCATCGCCCACCAAGCTATAGACAATATAGAAGCGATCGCGCCGCCTACACCACCTACTAATGCAAGCGAGGAATGCCAAACCAAATGAACCAACCCACACCCGACCTAAACTACCGCATCCTCTCCGCTGACGGCTGCTACGAACTATGCCAGCAAGTCGCCCAAGCCACCTACAACACCGGTTGGCAACCTATCGGCGGCATTGCTATCCTTCCACCCAACTCCAACGAAGCCCACCCCGGAGATCCATATCCGCCGGTCTACTTCCAAGCGATTTATAAGCCAACCAACATACTCATACTAACGACCGAACAACCAACCAATATACAATCCCAACCCACCCCAACCCCACAGCCAACCCACCCACCACTCTCCGCTTGCCCGTTCTGCAACCACACCAGCCCACGAGTTTGCGTCGAGGAACACCACCCGTCCTACAACGAACCAATATACTATGTTCGATGCCCCGGCTGCAACGCACGCGGCCCCGAATGCTACACCCACAGTGCAGCCCGCCACACTTGGAACTACCGTTCCACTAAGCCAACCAACTCCACCAGTCGAGTCGAAGCCCAGTGGGAAGCCATCGCCCAACGAACCTATACCACCCTCGCCGACCACAGCATCTCAGTCACAACCGCCGTTCAACTATACGAAGGTATTCTTCGCTACGAATCCGGCGAACGAACTGCATCGTTATATGATCTGCTGGCGAATACGTAACTCATCCATAGTCCACAAGTCCACCAAACCTTATGATAGAAATCAAATGCGACGGTTGCGGTACCCTCCTCAAGCATTCTGGTGCGAGCTACCAGCACACCCACAACTACTATCCAAATCCCTCACTTCTCAAGTCTCCACGCCCGCTGGAGGTACATCTATTCATCGGCACTAATGATCGGCCGAAGTCTGAGCTCCCTGATCTCTGCGAAGACTGCCTTATATACTTCTTCAAGTACGGAGAGATGCCGCCCAAACCCCAAACCGATACAAAATGAAACCCAACCCCTGCCCCTTCTGCGGCTCTACCGACACAGACCCATCCTACGCCTCCTTATCCAACGGCAACGTCCAGACCGGTTGCTACACCTGCGACGCAACCGGCCCCTCCGCACCCACACCCGAACTAGCTACAACCAAATGGAACGCCACCACCGCTAACCGCCAACTTGAATTAGCTACGCAAGCACTACAAGATATCGTAGATCCTATTGCCGCCATCATACGCAAGCTGCCACCAACCCACCGCCTGAACGGAGTTATGGCCATCTACAACGCCAACGACCCAAACTATCTGAAATCCATCGCTCGTCAAGCATTAGAAAACGTAGCAGCGTTAGCTCCGCCCAAGACCACGCCCACACCGAATATTGACGCGGAGACATCTCTCCCAGAGGACGGCCCAAAACTACAATGAACAAACTCGCTCGCTATCTAGTCTACGGCTTCGGCATCTGGCTAGAAATGCTGCCACTTCTGGCTCTGTCGCTCTACATCTTCCCTGGCCGAAGCATAGAAACCATAATTGGGTCTGCGTTGGTCATGTTCGTAACACTTAACCTGCAGAACCTAGGTCGATCCATACAATCCGTTTATAAACCCAACAAGCCAGCAAAGGAACCCACTCTCCATGGAACCAACCACGTCTACATCCAACGTTGAACCAACCACAACCTCCGAACAAAACACTATCAACCGTGCCAAAGCCCTCGGACTTCAGGCAACCATCCTCGAAGGCAAAGTTCGCTCCCACGAACTAGGCAACGATTGACTCCGGTATCTAGCTAAAGGAACTAATATAATGGAACCGACTACTAACGAACAATCAACGTTAGCTCGCGCTGAGGCCTTGGGCTTAAGGGCTAGTATTCTTGAAGGTAGGGTGCGTTGCCATGAGCTAGGCAAGGAAGAATACCTGACCTTCCCCTACGAAGGCTTCCTAGACTATCTAACCATGCTAGAAGCCAACGCCACCACCGATTCCTCCGCACCATATGACCTACCCCGCCCCGCCCCGAATCCATTCGCCCAACCTACGCCCACACCCACCGACACCCAACCAGCCACACCAGCCCAACACATAAACCTAATGGTGGTGCCGTCGGCGAACGCTCAACTGTTATCCAACGAAGCCTTAGAATCAGCGGGACTTCTTCTACTAAACTTTGGTATAGATACAGCTGAGTACTTCCGTCTAGAGCAGCTACAAGAAATAGCTCACCAGTTGCAGGTATCAGTCAATAAAACATACCCAAGCCTCCGCGTAGTTTGTATCTGTGGTCCCAGCATCCAAGAAGTAGGTCTATTATCAGACCATCAGACAGAGCAGATATACGACCAGCTACTAGGGGAGATAGCTACAAACACCCAACCCCAAACAAACGAGTCCACCCCACGCACCGACTACGTTCTCGGCTTCGCCTTCACGCCCGACTTCAAACGAGTACTCCTGCGCAAGTCCAACAAGCTGACCCTACCTCCGCTCAACGACGATCACTTGTGGAGCGGAGTAGCTACCGTCTACCCAGCCGACCAGCCCGACCCATCATACTCATTCAACCACGCTATGGCCGAAGCCTTCGAAGCCACGACCGGCCTTTCCACCAACTATGATGATTGGATCTACTACTCAGCGTTCCCAGTCCAACCAACTAACCCAACTAATTACCAAATCCACCTTTTCTATATCGTCCTTCCGCTTGACCTCCTCCGCGAGGCAGAATCCCGCCACCCAGGCAATTTGAATTGCATAGAGGTGAAGGACGTCCAGTTCATTAATCACGTGCAGCTGGCGAACCACGTCCAAGACTTTATCCAAAGTGCCGTTCACTATCACCACAGCCAGCCAAGCGAACCCGAGCCCGACCCCAACCCACAATGAAGTACCCCTCCACCACATACGGCCACCCCACGTCAACGCGGCAATCGAATGCTATCTATGGACAGCGGAGCATCTCTCCCAGAAGAGCGCCCAAACTCCGCAACCCACATCACCTATACCGCCGCAGCCAACGTCACCGGAAACAACTCCGCGCCGTTCTCCGCGTGATCAACTATTATACCACCAGGCTATACCAAACCTCGTATCCGTTCAATACCACTCCGCTATATACTTACGAGAACCAAGAATCGGCCATCAAAGATTTCTGGGTACGAAACCTACCTACAAATAATTCCGAAAATACCCCAATAAACCCCACCCAAACGCCCCAAGATCGGGCATAATATACTCTGTCAACCAAGTCATACCAAGACCGACCCTACCAAAGGAGCCCACCCCATGCTGTACAACTCCGGTATTGCCCAGACCCGCGCCCAACTCCACGACATCCCAGTCCCACCGCGAACCGACGTAGGTCGCCTGTGGGAAGGCGTCAACCACGGTGTCCTAGCGGACACCATTACCTCCTATGTCCAGAAGATCGGCCTCCAAATCACCAACGAAGGTTGGTACACCAACCCCAACGGCAGCGCCCTCTTCGGCGCGCTGGACCTGGACACTTCCAATACCGACTTCGCCCTCAATATCCCTGGCTCCCCGGCCACGTTCTCCCTTGGCGTCCGCCATGATAATTTGGGTCGCTACGCGATCTCCTTCGCGGTGGGTGCGCGCATTGCGGTCTGCGCCAATGGCATGTTCTCCGGGGACTTCGTGCTGAAGCATCGGCACCTTCGCCCCAACACCCAATCAATAAACCAACATCTACAGTCCAAATCCACCACTAACTACAACGAACCCATTCCGGGCCTGTCCCAGCTTACCGACGCCCAACTCCGCGAACTTTCCCAGCGCAATCTCGAAGAGACCGTCGCCGAAGGCGTGGAAAACTACCTCCAAGAGTTGGACTCCGTCCAACTCCTAGCGGTTGGCATGCAGCAAGTCCCGATGGACGACCGCGATGCCTCTTATGCCATCATGAAGGCGGGGGAGCGAGGGATCTTCAAGTGGCGGCACCTTGAGTCCGTCTACCACAATTGGCAGAACCCCACCCACGACGAGTTCGAACCGCGCACCTTATATAGCTTCTACAACTCAGCTACCGAAGTCGTGAAGTCGTTCAGTCCCGCCGTACAATTCAACACTCTCAAGCGACTCCGCTCCTTGGTCGATGATTATACCCAAGTCGCCGCCGACCAGCAGGAAATCCATCTGTCTTTTAACTAACCAACCCGCACCAACCACGCCTACCCACCCATATAGAGGCCGTTGGCTGCTTGCGACCGGACGCGTAGGCAAGCCGACCCCGGATCCGGTAACCGAGACTACCACAACCACCCTAGCCATGGAAACCTACGATCGGACTACGAAACTCATCGGCCTCGTGCTCGCACTGATCATACTGTCGGTAGTATTCTTCGCCGCCGACATGCTGCTGGCTCCGTCTAACAGCACCGCAGCCATAGTACTCGGCCACCGCTACGTTCCGCCGTCTACCACCTACATGTACACCGGCAAGCAAATGATGCCGCAGTACAATCCCGAACATTACTACATCCGCGTCCAAACCAGCTTCGACCATCATTCCTACGAAGCCGAGACCTACGTTGAACGATACCGTTCGTTGAAGGACGGCGACCCTTGTACCGTCCAACTCAGTAAAGGCCGATTCACTGGAGTCTACTACGTTAGCAGCATAGATTAGCCGTTCAAGTAACCAAGCCACAATCCTACTAAGGAGTCCAACCAACCATGCCAATCACCGCCCAAGAAATGCAGCGCCGTCGCAAGCAAGCGCAGATCAGCACGTTCGCCACCATATACGGCGGACAGAAGAAAACCACCGACAGGCACGTAAAGCAGTCTGCCACAGCGGAGATCTCTCCCAGAGAAGCGGCCCAAATCACGAGCAACATCGTCCACCAGATCCTGGGTATCGAAGACGAATGCGAACGGGAGAAATCCTTGGCTTCGCTGGAAGCCGAACGATACATATTCAAGTACGACTGGAAACTTGCAGTCGAAGACAACAACCGCAATTGGAAGATCTCCGCCATCTACCTTCTGAACAAGATCGCTAACGGCTATACTTTCCTCGAAGGCGATATGAAGGTGCTCCAGTCGCTGATTGAGTCATGAGACCATCGTACGAATACTTGCTAGCCTGCGAGGGCTTCGACCACAAGGAGCGTGCAATCGCACGGCGGATGATGAAGCTATACCCGAAACGAACCCTAGTCCGCCGTGCAAAGCTGTTCCATTTCCATCCGAACACCGACCTATCCGTCTGGCAACGTATCGATCTCGTCATCGAAATCATCAACCGCAGACTATACACCGCCGAGGCGAACGAACCATTCCATACCACCACAAGCCCATGATCCGCAAATTCCGCCGCCAGACGTTACCACTGGAAGTACTCCGCTTCATTCAAGGCAGCGCCTACACTTATCTGCTCTGCCAAGGTGATTACAGTCTGGTTGCGTCGTTGGTGGTCGTGGCGCTCGTTTGGGAGTTCCTGTTCTACGTATTCTGTACCGGAGACTAAACCTATGAACTACATCCTCCCGCCGCTTACCATCCTAATCTGTTACCTATCCTACCGCGTCGGTATGGATTCCCACGCCCCATTCTTCGTGCCCCGGCTTCGCGACTCGCTCCGCCGCAAGCGAACGGATGCGGCCCTATCCAAGGACAACCAGTTCCCATCTAAGTTACCGAACCAATCCTAATGGCCCTCCACCCGAAGCCCGAACCGCCCCTAGTACCAATGCCGATGGAGCTCACCCAGAAGTGGCTGATCACCACACTCCATACCATTGTTAACTGCGCCCACATATCGAAGCTGTGGACGGCCCACACTACCAATTCCAAGACTCCGGTCTTGTACTGCAAGCTAACCGACGATGAGCGCCCAATCCCGCTTATCTCCGTTCCCTCTACCGAGACGGGCCATAAGCTAGCGCGCATCTTGATCAACGAACTCTCGAAGCCAGGGAACCAAGTACTAGACCTGAACAAGGTAGATTCGAAGTTCAAGACCAAGGCAGCTGGAAAACCAACTAACTCTACTGATTACGAACCTACCTCCAAAATGTCATGAAACCAAAACTCATCCTTGCCTTCGCTTCCCTACTCTTAGCAGGCCTCGTGTTCGCAGTTTTGGCCCACTTCTCTGGAGAGGACTCCGCTGACGGCGGATCTGACTACCACGACTTGTATGATCCGTTCGGTTGGGATATCCTGAACGCTTAACCTACCCAGACCACTCCAATGCCAACTCCAACCGCCACCGCACCAACCAGCAAGCGCCCGCTCATGCCTCACCAGCAGGATGCGCTGCGGTGGCTGACCACAGATTCCGTTCGCCATCCGGCTTGGCTCATGGATATGCGATTGGGGAAGAGCCTCACAGCTATAAGGACCGTCCAAGGTTGGTATCCTACCCCGACCACCACACCCATGCCCATACTAGTGCTAGCCCCATTAACCGTACTCAACGCCTGGAGGCTCGAACTAACCGAGGAACGAGAAACCTTCATCCTATCAACTGGACTCTCTCCAGAGAAGCGGCGCTTCCGCATGCAGTGGGCCTTCAAGCCTACAGCCTACCGCCCCCCATCACGACCAATCCACCCGGCCACGCCACTCTACCAACGCCGTTGGGTTCTCCTTAACTACGAGGCACTTCGTGCTGATCCCACCATTGCCGCGATGGCCTGGAAAGTTGTGATCGCTGATGAATCAACTACATTCCGTAACCCCTCTGCCCAGATATCGAAGGTAATGACAAAGGGCTTTAGGATGGTCCCCCATCGCATGATTCTAAGCGGCCTACCCAGCCCTGAATCTGACCTAGACCTATTCCAACAGTTCAAGTTCCTCCACAACACGTTCCTCGGTTGCGACAACTACTACCACTTCCGCGCTAAGTTCTACGAACCGGCCAACGGCGTAGATTCGCGCGACGGATGGGACCCCAAACCAGACACCCGCCAAACCATTCACGATGCCGTCCACAGCAAGGCCTTCGTGCTCCGTCGTCAGGATGTGAACCTACCGAACCATAAAGTACGAGAGACATACACAATACCCCCCACTCCAGAACAACTCAAGCAGTATCGGATGATTGAACGCGAATTCGCCACTCTAGTTACCGAACACGCCAACCACACCATCGCAGCAACAACGCAGCACAACCCAGCCCAACCACCGCCCCCGGCCATTTTGGATTTACCAGATAGCGACAGCGAAATCACCGCCGACAACCACAACACCCCCGCCACCACCCGCCACGAGACGGACACGGTTCGCCACGAAACCCAACACGTCATAGTGAAGCAGCTGTGGCTCGCCCGCCTTGCCGGTGGATGCGACATCGAAGGTAACCTACTCTACCCCGGCAAGCGGAACGAACTATATCGTCTTCTAACGGGCGAACTCCAAGGCCAACCCGTCGTAGTCTACTTCCGCTTCAACAGCGAACTGCGTCACGTGGCCGAACTACTGAACGCTAACAATATACCGAACGATATCCTGGTCGGCTCAACGCCAACCAAGGAGCGCTCCGCTATTCTGGAGTGGTTCCAGTCCCCCGCCAGCCCGCCCAACCGCGTACTGCTTTGCCAAGTAGCCTTGGTGAAGATGGGCCTGAACCTCTCCGCAGCGGATACCATCATCAACTACAGCCGTTCGTATTCCTGTGAAGTGAATGCCCAAAGCGAGGATCGGATCTACCACCCCAAGAAAACTACTCCGCTCCTCTACATAGATCTGGTCACCGAACGCACCATCGACGAAGACATCGTAGCCGCTGTCAACGCTAAGGTAACTAACGCGAAGCTATTCATGGCGGCGATTGATGCGAACTTCTGGAGGAGGCAACTAAACAACTAATGATAAACGACCTAGAAGCGAGCCAGATGAACGCGATAGAAGAAGCCATATCATTCTTTGATAACGCTGACAACGTTTTTACTACCGCTAACCTGCAAAGCGTTATGAGGCGTCACGGTCTCATCATGACTGGCGAGGAGATCGCCAAGTGGTTGCATCCAAACCGACGCGTAGTTCGGCTCAGTGGCGGGTGTCACTACTTCCTCCTGCCAGGACATTACGAGAGGTACGAATAGTCATGCTCCTATTCCTCTACCTCGTCGCGGGCATCGTCGTTTCCATCCTGTTCAGTATCCGGATGTTCGTCCACCAACACTCCGCCCCCAGCCGTATCTTGGCTGCCACAGCGGCTGGATGCTGCTTCGTGGGCTGGGTTCTGTTCTGGCCAGCGGTGGCCCTGGCGTGGGTTTTGGACTGTTCTGGGGGCGATACCAACAGCGATAACAACGACGACAGACCCACCTATAATTGAAGGCCTATCTTCTGGAAGGAGTCTCCGCCCACCATGCACCGAACCAAACTTTGTATTCCGCGCCCCGACCAAGACCCACCGTACGAATACGTCGAGCTCGACACCGAACAAGTGATAAATACATTGATCTTTACTACCATATACGACGATGAGTCACCTGAAGGTAGACCTCATTATTTCGGTCACGAACGGGCAAAGTTCCTCCGTCAAATCGCGGACTTCATTGACGCCAACGCCCAACCCCACGCGAATGAATCAGGCGGAGCATCTCTCCCAGAAGATGGGCCAAAACAGAGCGGTCCTTACTGGTCTAAGTACTCCCCTTGCGAATCAGGATTATATGTATTTATGAACGAGTGTCGGAACCCTATACTACTGAACTTGGGCTGGGGAGTAAGGATAATGTGTCAAGATCCCAACGTCCTTCACGATCAAGTCGGACGTCCAATCACTAACTTGGTAGGTCTCTGGTACGGCCCCATCGCGGAGCCGCCCGACCCCACCACCAATACATAGCGGAGCCTTCACCCCACTCCAAACGTCCCTTCACCAACATGCCACTTAACCCTGTCACGAAGTCTATAACCAGGCTCACGCTGTCCGAATCGCTGGACTATGCGCGTACCTACCTTTACGACCAGCATACCGACGATCCGCCGTTCGAACTGTGGAGACTCAATCCACGCCTCCAAGCGGTGCTAACGCGAGCCTGCATTCGCTTCCAGCGAACCAGCGGCCACATTACGAAGTCCTTCGTGATTGCGGTAGTGGAGGCATGGATTGCCGCATATGATGCCAAGTTCTGCGAACCACTGCTGAAGGTGAACCACTCCAACGAGATTGCCTCCGTAGAGGCACATAGCCGGTTGCTGCCGAGGAACCAACCCCCAACCCAATAACCATATACAAAGGAACCGAGAATGGGCCGACGGCCCTACAGACCAAGTAATGTTCACCCTAACCGTTGATCCAGGCGTAGGCGGCACCGGAGTTGCCCAATGGAGCAATCCACTGTGGAAGCAACTAGTTCCGCCAGTAGCCGTGGATTGCTTCGCTCCTAAGCGGCCATCTGCTGAGTGGGATGAGCGCTGCGATAGTATCGTAGTTCAGTTTACTCAGCTACTACTCCAGCTAACCGGCAAGGTTACCGACGCCCATATTGAGTATCCTGCGCTCATGGTAGCAACCGGATCCGGTGCTGCGTCGGCCACTAGAGGTGACTTAGTGAAGCTGTCCGTAATGGTAGGCCGATTAGCGCAGTGCTGCCATACCAACGGAGTCAAGTACCACTTCCTCCCAGTTAACGAATGGAAGGGAACCATGCCGAAGAAGGTCGTTGATCGCCGCATTAAGCATCGTCTTGGCATGAAGTTCGACGAACACATATCTGATGCAGTGGGAATGGGACTACATCTTAAAGGACATTTTAACCAAGCATGAATACTACTACGGAGTACTCCCGAGAACAATCCATTCAGGCCCTCCGCTACATCGGCAACCGTGGCGTGATCTACCTTGCCAGCCCATACAACCACCCCTTCGGCCACATCATGGAGCAACGCTTCGAAGCGGCCCTCCACGCCACCGCTTACCTGATGGAGCAGGGCTACGTAGTATACAGCCCTATCGTACATAACCATCCTCTGGCGAAGCTAATCGAAACCACCACTCCGCCCGACTCCGTTCAAGCCGAACGCAAGCGGCGCGGCTGGAACTACTGGCGAACCTTCGATGTACGTATGCTTGCCCGTTGCAATGCGCTCTTCATACTGCAACTGGACGGCTGGGAGAATTCTGTTGGCCTGACCGAAGAGACCAATATGGCGCTCCAAGCCCAATTACCTACATACACGCTGCTACCGCCGTATCATCTGGACAGCGATCAAACATCATACAAACTGGCTTACGGAGCACCATATAGCCATAGTACCGAGATCCCGATCACCTTCGAACTCACTCCAGAACCACAGCCAGGAGTATACTATTAATGAACACAATCGCCAGCATTCTATTTACTATAGCTCTGCTATACGCCACCGCTTGGTCCGTAGGCTTGGAACTATCGATGTTCCAGTGGTACCGCCGACGTAGGCGGGGTCGTTGGGCCAAGTTGCAAGGTCGTATTGCAGGCTACCGTTGGGTCCGAGTAACCGACCAGTGTCGGGAGCGAATAGATGAGCAATACTGAACCTTCGCCATATTTAGAGTACTTAGGCGAACAATACTTAAAAGGAACCGAGATGCCCAACCAACCAGAAATCCACCGACTTCCGTTGAACGACCCGTCCGCACCAGCAGATCATCCGAACACCCCGCAACCGCTCTACCAAACCGACCGCTTCGAAGCCGCGCCGTATCCCTCTACTGGAACCTTCGCTCTGGATCCAGTCGCGATCTCTGGTGCCACCCAAATCCTAGTCGCCCAATGCCACGGCAACGCCGTCGCTTGCGGCTGGTGGAACGACCCACATACTGGCGAATACGTTCAGCGCAACATTGGCGAACTGCTCATGCTTGCCGTCAGCGAACTCGCCGAGGCCATGGAAGGCCACCGCAAGGGTCTACCCGACGACAAGTTGCCCCACCGCTCCATGTTCGCTTGCGAACTTGCGGATACTCTCATTCGCATCTACGACCTAGCGGGCGAATATGCTCCGGAGTTGCCGGAGATCATGGCGGAGAAGTTGGCCTACAACTCCGTCCGCGAGGATCATAAGCCACACGTTCGCGCCAAGGAAGGTGGCAAGAAGTACTAACATTATGTCTACCTCCAAACTACCCGACGACCTGCTCGAACTCAACCAACGCCGCATCGTAGCCGCGCAACGCCTACAGTCGTGCATGTTGGAGTTCCAGGACCAGCCCGGAGCCTGTCAGGAGTACTACCAGGCAGACGAAACTGCTCAACTCGCTTACGACTCCGCAATGCACGAATGGCTGCAGAGCACGATTACCAATCCGGATAATACCGAACCACAATCGCTCACCATACTCCAGCGGGCGCTACTCCTAGCGGAGCAGGAGTCTCTGCACGATAAGCTTCAGCAACTCCGCGCCGAACTCACCGACTACTTCGAAGCCTTCGCGGAACTCAAGAAGAAACTATCCGGGCTGGACGCCATCACCCGCCCCAACTACTGGATGGTGATCAACTCCCAGCAAACCCAGGACGCACTTACTACCTACATAGGACTCCGCCCAATCCACGAGATCACCGAGGACTTGGAGCGGAACTCCCGTCGACTAGGACAGGTAGCTACGCTACTTGATCAGACCAAGCCTAAGCCCAACCCATGACCACGAACCAACTCGAAGAACTCGTCAACCAAAAGACCACCATTCGCGCCAAGACGGTACCCTTCTTCGGCAAGCAGTCCGTCGAAGTCGAAGGTCAACTCTCCATTTACTACACCGGCAAAGGCCGCTACTTCGCCATCAGGGGAGCCAACGGCAAGCCAACACCCGTTCTGCAGAAGACGATTATTGTAGTTAACTGACCACTGTTCGTATTTACTATTCGCGGAGACATCTCTCCCAGAGGAAGGCCAAATCAAATGAAAATCACCAAGCCAGGCAAGATCTCCCAGCATAAATCCGTATCGCCCCTGGTGGGCGCAACTGGTACCTGTCCCCAGTGCGGCACACAGTTCGAAATCGAACCCACCGATACGCAGCGCGTAGTGGAAGTGAAGGACCACCACGACAAGGTCCTGAAGCGGTACATTGGCTGCCCGACGCCAGGGTGCGAGGCAAATGTTCCGCTACAATTACCGAAGCAATCCTAATGTCTATCCAAATCCAGTTCATCCCACTAAATCCGGATGCCCCTTCGCTGGAGGAGCTCCTCCGCTTGCAGCACTTCGCGGAGGAACGATGCTGTGCGGCGCTTGGGCTGCCGGAGTTCGTGGTAGGGTATCCGAGGGTCAGGTACCTAGAGGGAGCCGCTGGGTTTCTGCGTCGTCAGTTGCTTGCCGACAACTATCATCGAGGAGAGGATCCAGCTAATGGTGAATAAGTACCGCCATCGCCCAATCGAAGTTGAAGCCTTCCAGATGAAGTACGAAGCGAACGCTCACTTGGAATGGCCAACGTGGTTCCGCGATCGGTTCTATCGTGCTCCGGAGACTTTCGGCGCGGTGTTCGCACACGACAATGGTATGTTCGTGATTCAGCTGGGAACCGACACACTAGAAATCCCACCGGACTACTGGGTAGTTCAACATGTAGAAGGTAGGCATTTTGGAGTCCTAACTCCAGACGAATTCGCCCAGTCCTACGAACCAATCTAATGACATGTCCTCATCCATCGTGCAGCAAGGAGTTCGAACCGGTTGTATCCAATCCGACGATGTGCCCATACTGTATGAGGTTACTGAGTAACAAAGCTGTCAAAGCAGCACAGACAATGGAGGGTGTGAGACGTACTCCTGTCAGTCCAAATCCACTATTTGCATCCTACATTACTAAAAGTGGAATTATTCACCATAGATCAAAGGAACCATAAATCATCTAATGCCAGACACCTCCATTTGCTCCCTGCCTATCCTCGAACCACTCGTCCAGGAGTGGTCTACCTGCCAACGATGCCCGTTGGGAGCCTCCGCGAAGCATCATGTACTGTTCGAAATTGTGGTGCCCCCCGACCCAGCCACCAATGCTACACCGTTCTACGCCAATCTACGCCCACCATTCATGTTCATCGGCGAGGGGCCTGGAGTGGGGGAGAACGTCCTTGGACGGCCCTTCGTAGGCCCGGCAGGGCAGCTGTTGCGGGAGTGCATTGCGGCTACAGGGAATACGTCCCCGTATACCCTGACGAATCTGCTGGCTTGCCGTCCGTGGGCGCTCCGCCCTAGTCATCCAGCGAACCGCGCCCCAGACCATAACGAAATCGAGGCATGCGCACCGCGCCTAACCGAACTCGTGCGCCTGCTCCAACCGAAGATAATCATCGTAACTGGCAAAGTTCCGCTGGACTATGCTCCGCATATTGCCAAGCTGTCCGGCCATACTTTCCGCCTGCGTGCCGTGCGGCATCCGTCGTGGGTGGTCCGCCAACTGGACCTTGAAGCAGCCAAGGCGCAATACGTGGAAGACCTCCGCGAAGCGATGGCTCCAGGGCCAATGCCGCCAGCTGCACTACCGAAAGGTTCTCAGTAACCAATGCCCTTCTTCGACCCGAACCACACCCGCGAAATCGGCCTGCTCACGATGGGCAAGCTGAGGCAACTCATACCCGTCCGCCCCAGCGACCCGCCACCGGAAGGTATGATTGTAGTGTCGTTGAATGCATGGGTATCCTGCCCAGATCAGTGGCGCGAAACTTTGATAGATCTTGCTCAGGCTGGCATTACTGTATGGGTGTCACCTGCAGCCCCGGACCAATACCTGGGTTTCTCCGGTCCCATCGCGCAGACGATGGAAGAGATAGAACGAATGGAAAGGTTTGCTACAAACAATGAACTCTGAACTAACTACACCAACTACACCACCTAAGCCAGTCGTACCGGCGGAGTTTGCCGAATTCGTTGGTATCCGTCCTACCACCGATTCGCCATCCGGTCTGTTCGCCCTAAATGCTACCACGGCTTCCGCCGCACCAACTCCGCATATAACCTTCGCCGACTTGCACACGAGGATGGAGGAACTCCGCCATATAGCCGACACCATCCCGCTCTCCGTACGGTTGAACCACCATCTTCTCTCGATGCTTGAGGAACGAACCGCTCCGTCCAAACCCACCAGTTACCTTCGCCCGATCGAAGTGGTGCTGTGTCCGTGGCTGGATAACGTGCACGTGGTGCTGGAGTATAGAGAGTACTTTGAAACGTGGAACTTGCAAACAGGAGTGAAGGTTCGATATCCGAAGTACAAAGTTCAACCCGTTCGGATACCAGACCCAATCATCGGTAGCTTCACCAGTAAGTTCCTAGACCAAGACCCCATCCGCTACGAACCTATCCCCGGCGACAAGCTAACCGAAGATCTCTCTTCTACAACTCCACCAATTAACCATGAACCTCTCACGAACGGCGATTAAACTGGCCCGCCACACCGCACCGCTTTATACGGCGGAGGACATACAATCCATACTGAACTGCTTACGTACGCTTCGCTACACCCAAGATCAAGCCGTGGCGATGGTAATTGCAGCTTGGCAGCTGGATCAACCCAAGCAATCCACCGAGGCGTTGGCGAACGTGGTGCCTGAGGCGCAACGCGCCCGCTATCAAGCGGACGCTACGGCTCGCTTGCGTAGAAAGTTTCTACATACGCCGCACCACGCCAACAAGTATCAAAATAACTCATAATCTATTTTCTGAAAGGCCCCTCAAAGGCCGCTGAAAGAGGGATAATTTAGAATGGCACAACCAGTCCCCATACTTCGTAGGGTTCCAACTCGTATCCAACTCCGCTGCAATGTTCGCCGGAACGAGCAGCTTTTCTGGAAGGGGTCGGAGTACCAGGTTAAGCAGCTTCTAGCGAACGGTTCAGTAGAAGTCGTGATGAAAGGCTACCGTATGGTGCTCCGCCCCGATCAATATAAAGTGGTTTCCAGGAAGCGAATTACCTCCGAATGAAGATATACAACCCGCCGCCCGGAGGCGTATACCCACCGAAACCACCGCCTACTCCGCCCCCGCCTACAACGAAGGTTACGGAGTTAAAGGTAAAGCTGCGAGAAGTGCTGATCGAAGTACAATTAGTGACCTCGAAGCACTATAATAGCGGACACCCTGGTACTTGTATGAAGCAAGGCTTCGATAATGGGTACGAACGCGCCATTGAAGACGTGTTGCAGTTCCTGAATGGAGAAGACCCTGGTATGGTCCTGTGGTGGAATCCACTCACCGACGAAGGTAACGTACGTATTGAACAGCTGGTGAATAATCAATCTAATGGCAACTGACAATAACGTAGATAGAGAATTGCGGATTATTCAGTATGTCGAGCACGACGACACCGACTATCGTGTTGGGTTGCAGTTAGCAATACCAGAGTTCGGCATCTACTCCGTAATAGATTATGCCTACGTCCGTGGGCTTAAACAATCTCCAGCGACGGTTAAGCGAATATCCGAGAAGTGGCAAGGAATTGGTAATTCGTTAGGTTTGGAGCTAGCTGACCTTGAAGAATTCAGAGCACAGTTTACAAAGGCAGGCGAGAATCGTGGCTAAAGTTAAAGTCCGCTCGACCCAACCAACCGGACAGCCCAACCTGGACGGTCTCTCCGCTAAGGAAGCCATGGACCTCGTGGCTGCGACGGTTGGCACGCCGGACCCTATAGTGGTGGCTAGCCAAGCGGAGTTCTTCGGAGTTGATGATCAGCGCGAAGAACTCGAAATACTAGACAAAGTGGCTCTCGGCTCGCAATACTACGCCTCCGACGGATCGAAGACGTTCCTTACTACATTACCGATAACCTCCACCCAACCGCCCACCGACTTCTGGCAACTAACCCGCGATGGTGTGACGCAAGGACTACTTGCCCTTGTGGCACTCTGCCCAGAAAAAGCGGCAATCAAAATGAAGCAGGGCCTATCCAGCCCAAGCAAGTCCGGAGCCTTAGCCTTCGGCGATGTATTCCACCGCGCCCTAGATAACGTCTACGGATTGGCGAAGGCGGAAGCCAACGACACCCAAACGGAATACGTTCCGGAGTTCTTCATCACCAACATGGACTCGTTCGTGGAAGATGCCATCATTCAGATCTACCAGACGGACCGTGAAGCCCTCCTGCAGGGGACGGCTTCGCCCACGGAACTCATCGCCCTCGAGGTAAACTGTTCCTTGGCGAAGGTTATGCTACGGATGTACTTCCGCCATTGGGAGACGGACTTCCGCGAATTGAACTGGGTAGATCTGGAGCGGACCTTCCGTGTTTCCTATACATATAAAATTGGTCCTGGTGACGTAAACTTCACCTATCCGTTCAACGGGCCACAGAACCTAGTTACCTTCCCCGTTCGTGGCAAGTATGACGGGGTATTCCGCTCCGCCCCCACCACCGAGGCCCCTACAGGCCACTTGTGGCTCTTCGAGACCAAGACGAAATCTTACATTGATGAGCAGTCCCTGTCCGACCGGCTGAACTTCGAACTGCAAGTCATGCTGTATCTGTGGGCGATGAAACAAACCTACGGCGAGACTCCGCGTGGAGTGCTGTATAACATCGTGAAGCGCCCCATGCTTCGTCAGAAGGTGAAGGAGTCCCTCGACGATTTCTGCGACCGCATCACGGCGGACGTCCAGTCTCGTCCAGAAGAATACTTCGTTCGCTATAACGTATCCATCACGCCTGATGAACTGGACGAATGGGCCGCTCGCGACCTCACCCGTATGATGGCCCACCTATATCGTTGGGCCAATTCCAACGAAGGCACCTACCGCAACTCAGGCGCCTGCCAGATGTGGAACCGTCCCTGCGAATACCTTCGCCTCTGCGCCTACAAGGACCCTGTTAACCTGACGACGCGGGAGCATGTGTTCCCAGAGTTGGACGGAGATTTGGTAGCGACGGTAGACTAACACTAAATGAAGTTTATCATAAACGTTATCTTAGTGTACCTTATTATACAGCTAATAGGTCCGCTGTTTGGTATTGAGCCGTCGCAGTTGCGGTGGTATCGCCGAAATCGTGGTGGACGTTGGGCCAAGGTGGGCGGCTGGCTGTATGGGCATCGTTGGGTACAGGTGACAGACGCCTGTGTCGAGCGTGTGGACGAGGTTTGGGGAGCACGGTAAGACGAACACGCAGTATGGTTGCTGCAAAACCATATGGAGATGACTGCAATGGATTACACAGAACGGACAAAAATCCTATTGGAAAAAATGATTGAGTTGGGGCTACCGCAGGAGCACGAGAAAGCCGCGCGGGAGGCAATTCAGGCCGCGCTGATTGAGATGGGGGCGGCATCGGCTCAGTGGATTGAGGAAAGTCACCGCAACTCGCCCTATCTGGTGGTGTCTGGCGCAATGCACGGAGCGCAATATGACCGCAGGTGACTGGCTCACTCACGAGATGGACGAGTCGGACTGGGACTTATCGCAACTGACACGCGTAGCGCCTTCAGTCAATCGCAGAGTCGTTGAGCGGTTTCTGTCGGGTGATACCATCTTTGACATCGCGGAGCGCGAGGAACTGAGCGTGGCGGCGGTTGAGGGTGTGTTGCGAGAGAGGTTGAGAAGGTTGTAACGGAGGTGTTTATGAGTTGGAGTGCAAGCGTAACAATCCCGAAAGGGACGGTTCCTGTCGAGGCACTAGAGGCGACCATTATGGACGCCGAAGTGTTGGGCAACACGGACTGCCCGACTGAGCGCGACGCAGCGGCGGCGAGTGCCAAGCGTGCCGTTTATGAGATTCTTAGGAGCACCGCCTTGGGCGGAGGAGACCATTCCTACAGCGTTTCGATGTCGGGTCACGCCAATCCCGGCAACGAACTGGAGCGTGAGGGTGTCAGTCGCGACTTCATCAACATTCAGATTTACCAGAATGGATAGTTGGCGACCGTGCGCTACCCGGAGAGCACGCACTGCAAGTTGTATTACGAACTCAGAGGCGTTGTAGTTTGGATAACAGTGATTTGGTAGCGACGGTGGACTAACCATGGACCTAATCAAGAAAGTCTACACTCACGCCGACTTGAACGAGTTCTACTATCCGCCAACGGAGTATGTAGCCCTCATTCGGCAGGAAGAATGCCCCAAGTGTGACTGCGTGTTCCAGATGGATACAAGTTGGATCACTACCAACGAGTACGTAGATGGTTCTTGGCGCTGCCCGATGTGCAAGGAATGCTCGCCAATGGAACCACCGTACTTGGCCCACCGATCGCTGGTGGAAACCCTTCGCACCCAATTGAGGGGTGCAGTGCAAACACTGAACTCTAACACCCACCGTGGTTCACGCAAGTGGGTGGCTGGAGAGTACTCGGCGTATGTACCCTGCAAGGACGACCCGAACCAGAAGCGGTTCGAACTAACCATGCTGGAGGCTCTCAGTACCGCTGAACGGTACGATGATCCCTCCCCAGAAAATGCAATTGAACTTGCCGCTATGTGTTGTTCGGTTCATGTATTCTAACTATAAATAGATATGGAATCCATTCTTGTAGCCACCGCCATCTTTCTTCTTGCGGCCTCCGTTTTTCTGGGAGCGATGTACGTCCACGAACCGCTCACTAGGATAGCGAAGGCGCTGGAAGAACTTACTAAGACAACTCAACCTTCGGATATGTATCGAACGCAACGGAAGTAGGTGATATTATGAAAAACGGACGATTCGTTCTCTCGCTCCAGTGTTCCAATGGCGACCCGCACGAGGGCTCCACTGCTAACTACGAGGCTGCCTCGGCAGCTGAAGCGAAGCAGCAAGCCGTCGCTGCAGGTTGGAAGCTGCAGTCGATTATCGATCTGTGCCCGACTTGTACCAAAGCTATTGCGGAGCGCAAGGCGACCAGCAAGCAACCCAAGCTCTCTCCAGAGGATCAGCAAATCCTTCAGGAACAGAATGTGGTTGCGGTCGGCACGGACGGCGAGCCTTTGGTAGGTGCGGACAATGTCGTGTAGTTCGACCCACACTACCACCACAACTATAAGTAGTGGGCAACGCAAGCTGAACTCTTCCACTCCTGTTCGTCTACCTAACAAATGGTGGGTGGGCCGAAGTGGAAGGTGTTCAGCTTGCGGGGCAACTATCGTCTTGGAACGGGAGGACGACCATAAGAATCTCTTCAAGAAGCTGACACCGTCAGAGATCCGCACCCAATGTCCTAATCGTCATCGATCCGGCTACGAAGACTGTCGTTTCATTTACATACGCTACGACGTTGACATCCCACTTCCAATCAACCAACAGCGTAGCATCGTTTCAAGCAAGCAGTTAAAGGAGATGTATTTCAATGGCATCCATCCCCGTAAGAAGTAGTACCCCGCTCAACCAACCACCCACCACCAACCAACTCGCAACGAACGGTGCCCAACCACCCGCCCCATCTGGTGGTAGTGGTGGCGGTGCATTCGCTCTTCCAACCACCAAGTCCACGCCGCGCGACGAACTCGGCGACTACACCTGGCTCATCTACGGGGAGCGGAAGATCGGCAAGACCTCCCTGGCAGCGCAGTTCCCTGACGCGCTCTTCATGATGTTCGAGCCTGGTGGCAAGGGGCTCTCCATCTACCAAGTGGAGATTGGTTCCTGGGATGCCTTCAAGGGCTACGTCAAGGCGATCAAGGCCAACCCATCACAGTACTCCACGATCGTAATCGACACGATTGACATCGCCTACGAGAAGTGCACGGACTACGTGGGTCGACGTGAAGGCTTCGACCACCCATCCGAGATGAACGACTTCGGCAAGACCTGGAGCATGATCAAGAAGGAGTTCACCAGCGTCATTCTCGACCTGATCGCGGTCGGTGTTGGCGTCATGTTCCTCAGTCACGCTACGGAGTCCGAATTCCAGGAAGCTTCTGGCGGGAAGTACAACAAGATTATCCCCACCATGCCCGGACAAGCGCGCAAGTTCGTGACCGGCTTCGTGGATATCATTGCCTACTATGGCTACTACGGTCACGACCGGTTGCTCACGATTTCTGGGAGCGATATGGTTGACGCTGGCCACCGTGTCGATGGTCACTTCGTTTCTTCTGAGGATCCCAAGAAGCGGATCCACTCTATCCCCATGGGCAACTCTGCCGCCGAGGGCTACTCCAACATCCTGGACGCCTTCAATAACTTGCAAACGGACACCAACGAACCCAAGGTCCGCACCGGCCTCTCTGAGACGAAGGCGAAGCTTCCTGCGGGCCGTCGTTAGTTGGGTGCGCACAGCGCACCCAACTACCTATGGACTGCGGAGTACCTCTCCCAGAAGATGGGCCTACTTTCTGCCACATGACAGGCACCACAATGCCAACAAATCTACGCAAAGGTAACCTACAAAGGTTAAGGAACCGACAAAATGAACCTCAACAGATTCCTCAAGACAGCGAACCAAGAATGGGCTGAAACCGTCGAGAAGGCCAAGAAGGGCAACTTCGAAAATCCACCGGACGGAGCCTACATCGCCGAGCTCACCAGCGCCGACTTGGACGAGTCCAAGAACTCCGGCAAGATCCAGATCCGCTGGGGCTACACCTTCCTTGAGGGCGATAAGGCTGGCACCACGAAGTACGAGTACCTTGGTCTCGAAGGCCAGCGTGGCCTGGAACCGCTGGTATGGCGGCTCAGTGCCCTCGGCGTGGACGCCGCTGCAATCGACCTGACCCAACTCGAGACAGTACTGGAAGAACTGGTGGAGCGGCACCTCGTGATGAAGCTCACGCTCAAGACCCCACCCAACTCCGACTTCCAGAATCTTCGCATCGTGAAGCTGCTCCCCAACTACAATGCCGAGGACGAAGGGGAACCGGCTCCGACGCCACGCCCCGATCCCGCCCAGTCCAGTTCCGGTGCGACGGCACAGCCGTCGAACCAGAATGGGTCGGCTGCCGCACCCGCCACCCCATCCGCTCCAGAAGAAGTGGAGCTCCGCAAGGGTATGAAGGCATTCTTCGACTTGGACGGTGCACGCACCGAAGGCGTCGTTGATTCCCTCGACGACGACACCGAGATCGCGCTGGTCAAAGTACCGGGTGCGAACGGTAAGTTCGTGAAGCATGAAGTGGCTTACTCCGACCTCGAGGTTGAACCGGAAGGTCTGGAAGTACCAGCTGCGGCGTAGTAGTCGTTTGTTCGTTACACAACTAAACCAGTAGGAAGCGCCGTAGGCGCTTCCTACTGGGTAAGCCGTTCAAGGAGTACAATGAAAATCTACATAGCCGCACCGCTCTTCAACGAGCCCCAACGTGGCATCATCACCACGATCGAAGACATAATCACCGCTTCCGGCCACAAATTCCTCTCTCCACGACTCGGTAGCGAACCGTTCCTCCCTGCTCCCGATCAGAAATCCAATCCCGCCGCTTGGCTTCCACTTTTCAACTGGAACGAAGACTCCATCCAGGAATGCGATCTGCTCCTGGCAGTGTTGGCCTACGCCTTGCCGCCCAACGAGCGCATTTGCGCTTGCAAGTTGGAACCGAAGGAATCCGCCACTACCGGACTCCGTGTAGATATCACGATCCCCGTACGAGAGCTAGAACTTCCTGACCTCGGCGCCACCTGGGAGATGGGCTTGGCGCGTGGCTTGGGTAAGCTGGTCGTCGGCTTCCACCCCACAAAGAAGGCCGAGCACCTCAACGTTATGTTGACGCACGGGACAGACGGACTCCTGTCTGGGTACTTCGCGTTGGAGAAGTTCCTGGATGCTTCGCTCAGCGGCTACATCCCCAACTCTATCTACGAGCGTAGCCGCCTCACCAGCGTATACGGCATTAGCGGTGCGCTCGCCAATCTGCCAGTGAAGGCTCAATACTTCAATTGGTCAGCTTGCGAGGCCTGGGCTGCCCAGCAGGAAGTTGGCCCATCTTCTGGAGAAAGTGCTCCGCGTGGGGCCGAAGTGGGGGCGTAGATATGGCAGACGAGGAAAGGTGGGAAGAGTATCCAGAAATCCCATACTTTGAGATCTCCGATCAAGGGAATGTCAGATCTTGGGATACTAAGGAGCCTGTCCACATCTACCCTAGCGGCAACTATAGAGGGTTTGGATTCTCGTCCCGCACCGCTATACGAGTCGCTGCTGGCGTTTTGGAAACGTTTGTTGGGCCTAGACCTCCAGGATACTGCGCATGCCATAAAAATGATATCCCAGACGATGATAGGTTGGAGAACCTATACTGGGGTAGTAGACGTGAGAATCAACTGGATGCTTTGCGCAACGGAAACAAACTAGGGGGACGTCCTCCAGGATTCAACCATTCTGAGGAGACCAAAAAGAAGATTGGAGAGAAGCGAAGGGCAAGGCCACCAGCATCTGAATATACCAGACTACTCACATCTATGAGTATGACGAGCAGGCCCGTTTCAGAAGAAGCGAAAAAGAAGATTAGCGAGGCAGCCAAGCTAAGATGGGCCAGAAAAAGAGAGGAAAACAGTGCTAAACATTAGAGTTATGTTAACCGGAGATGTTAACAGGCTAAGATACGTTACCAGACATTCGACCAGCTTGGTATTGCACCGAGAGGGAGTAGCGGAGCATACGGCGTACGTCGCCATCTACTCTATGTTCATTTGCGACTGGATTCGCAAGGAGACGGAGCGCCGCGACATCAATGAACTCCAAGTGCTCCGCCGTGCGTTAATCCATGACATGGACGAAGCCCGCACAGGCGATTTTCAACGCCCGTTCAAATACTCCAATCCGCAACTCAAAGACATGCTGGATGCAGCCGCCGAGCAAGAGATCGAGGCTCTCGTTCTCAGTCTGTTCGACGAACCAACCTACGCCACGCGCATGGCGGTAATGTGGGCCAACGCGAAGGACTCCACTAATGAAGGGGCCATCGTGGCCTTCGCCGACTACCTATCCGTAGTAAGCTACCTCTACGCGGAGGTCACGAACGCTAACTCCACTGTGGTAGAGAACTACCAAACTATGCGCGACTACACCGCCATATTCATGAACCCTCGATACGACTTCATCCGTCCATTAGTTGACCAGACGATAGATCTCGTTAAGGAAATCATGAAGCGGGCAGGGCATTCCATTAGTCTGTAGCGGAGACTCTGCCCAGAAAACCGCCCCAAATCCAAGCCGTTAAAAAGGAACCGAGAATCATGAAAGTCAGTCTCATCTCCGCCCCATCCCACCCCGTCGGCACACTTTTCTATATTTGGCGCCAAAGCCGCAGCAACAAGCCACTGCCGAGCCCACGCCAGATAGAACAGCTATTGAAGTATCCGAACGCTTCCGCCCAATACGACTCCGACATCTTCGAGCCTGAGCACTACGAAGCTATCGAAATGTTGGGTTTCAAGCGTGGTCAATCTCAGGACTGCGCCGCCTCTATCCGCGCCGAAGTTGAGATGATCCTTGCCGAGAGCATCCCGGTCGTGGAGAACCTCAACTTCGTCTTCCACTTGCAGGGCATTCCCATATCCCTTCGCGAACAGCTAGTCAGGCACCGCCTGGGGACCAAGTTGGACCCTCGCGTCGGCATCGACATCATCCCCGAACCTATCCAAGGTCTGCTAGCGGACGGCGACTTGCAGCACATGGACCAGGTTCCCAACTTCCACGATTCCTCGTGGTGGGCGCAAACCAGCCGCGTAGTGCCGTTCGACACCTTCTACGACGAAGGTCGGTACATTGTACCGGAGTCGCTGAAAGGAAAGCAAGTACAAATCGCGCACCACCCTGGCTGCGAACCGCTTACGATAGACGCAGAGGAGTACTACCGCAACACTATGGCTTCGCTTCAAGAAGCCTACCGTGCGCTCCAGAAAGCTGGCGTCCACATCGAAGACTGCCGCCAACTCGTCCCCGTCGGTGCCACCGGAGATATCACGTGGTCCGTCAACCTAGCCGCGATGATACATATTCTGGGGAAGCGCTCGTCGTGGGTGTCTCAGGCTGGCCTTTGGGAACCTGTCATCATGGGCATGCGCAAATGCTTGGTGGAAGTCGACCCGCTGTTCGCAGTGGTAGGCCTGCCCAAGTGCATCAAGAAGGGGAAGTACGTGGGCTGCCCCGTCGCTGGGACGAACGTGGAGCGGATTCAAGGTACTGATGGTATGCCACCTTGCCCCTTGTGGGTGCGATACGAGACTCAGGCTGCGATAGAGGCTGCCGAATCTGGAGTTGACATAGCGTGGAAGCCACCGATGGAGGAGATTTTCGAGGACGAACCCGACTCGCTCAAGGCTAAGGACATCCGCAACTGGACCCCCACCCGACCCGTCGAAGCCGAGATGCTCGACCGCAACGCGGCCAAGTTCTCTGAGGTATGGGGATTCGACGCCATGAATGGCCTTCCAGGAGATCAATCATGAGCCACGGCGCTTCCTTCGCCAAGCCGTCCAAGTCGCCTGTAAATGGCGCTCAGCCCCATTTAAATGGCAACAGCAAGCTGGATGCCATCACCGCTGAACGGTCCAAGGTCTACGGCGACCCCAACGACTCCTTCCGCGCTACGGGCATCGCGCTCACCGGGCTCATCGAGGCACACTACAACATCAAGTTGCCGCACGCCATTCCACCGCACGTAGCGGGACTGGTCATGGTCATGGTCAAGGCCATCCGTGCGGCCCGACCGTACAACTATAACGAAGATACCTACGATGACATGGAGAACTTCTCCCGCTTGTCGAAGCGTGTAGACCAGAGAAACCCAACAAACAATACCAAGGGGAACGAATGCGAATCTTAATGACGGGCTGCTCGCGCAGCATTGGAGCCTATATCCGGGAACGGCTGCTGGAGCAAGGGCATGCAGTATTTGGAGTGGGTTTGGGCGGACCGGAGTTCGAGAGCGACTTCAACGCCACCTACCCCGAACCGTACTCAATGGAGCAGGAAGTCCACCACGTCTTCGACCAAGCCGAAGCCGCTATGGGTGGCCCCATCGACGGCCTCATCAACAACGCTGGGATGACCAAGATCGACTTCCTCGAGAACCACTCCTTGGGGGATTTCAGCGCCGTTTTAAATGTGAACCTGGTCGCTCCGTTCCTTTTCTGCCGGGAATTCGCTCGTCGGGTTAAAAACGAAGTTTCAACGGAGCAAACACGCACCGGCCAAGTCCGTAATGAAGCCGTTGTTAGTGGAGTGCGCCGCATCGTGAATACTTCGTCCATGGGCACCAAGATTAGCCTCCGGGCTAGCCCTGGGTACTGTGCTTCGAAGGCTGGTTTGGATGCCTTGACGAAGGTCTTCGCGAAGGAGTTCGCGGGGCGGCTGCCTATCGTCATCTGTTCCATCGCCCCTGGTGGCATTGACGATACGGAGATGAAGGCGCAAGCCATCCGCGAACTTCAGCGGACGCGAGGTATGTCCGAAGAGCAAGCCACCAAGTACTTCTCCCAGAGCCCATTCGGGCGCGGATGTACTTTCGACGAAGTCTGGAAGCTGTATGACTTCGCCGTGAACAGTCTGCCCGAACAATGCTCCGGCACTGTACTGACCATGCCGGGAGGGATGGGCGTCTAATGTGCTATGGTTGCTGGCAGGAGTATGGATCGCCAACCATACAATCTACGTTAGTATACCAGGCGGCCACCGCGATCGCTGAGGTATACAAGCTGCACAGTACTGGTGGCCACCTGCATATCGTAATCGATGACTGGAACCTTGAAGACGAGCACCTAGACTTCTGCCAGCAGCAAGTAAACCTAGCGCGAACCGATCCAAGCGAATCCACTCACCTTGCCGATGTGTGCCAGCGCTGTATTAACCTACTTCGGGCTATGTCGCTCGACGAACGGGCGAGCACACTAGCATTGTACGACAAGTTCTGGGAACTATAGGCAGAGACTCTGTCCAGAAGATGGGGCCGTATTCTGGCAGAGATCTCCGCGCTCCGCAATGGCATTGGTAAACCATGGACATAGGTAAGTTCAACCCAACCGAGGCCGTCGCTATAGACTGTGAGACAACCGGAATTATGCATTGGCATGGCGACAAACCGTTCGCTGTGGGACTGTGTGATCAGGATGGCAACACGGCCTACGTCGAGTGGGGCGTGGATCCATATACTAGGGAACCGGAAGTGGTGGAGGAGGATATTGAGTGGCTGCGCGAACTCTGTTCGCGCGAGGACCTACCCAAAATCTTCCATAACGCCAAGTTCGACTGCTTCATGCTGGAGACGCTGGGTATCCCCATGGCCGGGCCAATCCACGATACCCACATCGAGGCCCGCGTGGCATATAACCTGGAGTATACCTACGGCTTGAAGGCACTTGCCCGTAAGTATCTCGGCATCCCCATTGATGACGAATCCACGCTCCGCGAGGAAGTCAAGAAGTGGCGACGGCATTGCCAGTCGTTGAACCGAGTAGCGGCCAAAGCTAACCGCCCACTCATCAAACTCGGCGAAGTGGCGGAGCAAGACTATTGGCTCCCTAAGTGTTTCGATCTGGATTCCGAAGGCTGCGAGAAGTACTGTCGCATGGATACCTTCCGCACCATGGGGCTGCATCTGTACTACCAGGAGAAGTTCGACAACGACGAAGTCCTTAGTGCCGGGTACGAAGCAGAGCGAGAACTGTGGCCGATCATGGTGAAGTTGGAACGTCGAGGTATGCGTCTGGACCCCACTAAGGTCAAGGAAGAGCACGATAAGGCACTTACTGCGCTGAACAAGCACCACCAGTCTATGCTCGGCATGATTGCGGAGAAAGGTCTACGGCCACACAATCCCGATGCATACGTTGCTGGAGCGGACGCCACTTCGTTGGAATTCAACCCCAACTCCCCGCTCCAACTTCGCCGCTTGTTATACAATGCGCCCGAACAAGGCGGACTTGGCCTGACGACCACGCGGACGTCGGATAGCGGCGAATACTCCACCGACAAGAATGCGCTCCGCGAACTGATGACGGAGCCGTTTGTGTTGGAGCTTGTAGGCTACCGGGCTGCGGAGCAAGCCATTAAACTGTTCTTCGATAAGTACCTCGAACTCATGCTGCCGGATCCGTTGGCACCAGGAGGTATGTGTGTCCACCCTTCGGTGAACCAGTGCGGAACCACGACATTTAGATTAAGCGCAAATAGCCCTAACATGATGCAGGTTGGTAACCCTCGCACCGCCCATGCAAATATAGGGTCTTATCGCCCCCGCATTCCATTTGGTCCTCGTGCAAATCACATCTGGTACACCGGAGACTATTCGCAACAAGAACTTCGCTTATTTGCCGCAATAGGCCAAATCCCCTTCCTACTGCAAGAGATATCCGCTGGTAGGGACCCCAACTCCGCTTGCGCGAATAAGGCATGGGGTGGACGCAACAATCCCTCTGCATTGAAGGCCGCTTCATACGCGCTGGACTTGGGCCGCAACGAACCATCATCCCCAGAAGTGGCCGCTCTCTGGCAGGAGTATGAGTGGAACTCCAAAGCAGCTATGACCTATGGCTTCTACTCCCAACGCTCCCAGGAGTTGGCGGACCATTTTCTGGCACGACACGGATATGATATCGTGAAGGCAGAGAAGTCCGTCGGCAAGAGTAACAGCCGTGGGCGGGCCAAAGTTATCATGTTTGCCATGATCTATGGTGGTGGCCCTAGCACCATTACGGAACTGCTCTACTGTTCGCTCCAGGAAGCCACCCAGTTCCTGCGCGAACTGAGCGGAGCGCTCCCAGAGATGCGGCAGTATATGGATATGCTCATCAAGCAAGCGTCGCGGGATGGGTATATCGTGAACCCGTATGGCCGCAAGGTTCACATCGAGGAAGACAAGCCCTACAAGGCCGTCAACTACATGATCCAATCCACTGCAGCGTGCATGGTGAAGGATTCCATGATCCGCTGCGAGAAGTACTTCAAGGAGGTTGGGGCTAGGGCCTACGTTGTCATGCCCGTGCATGACGAAATCATCTTCGAGGTACACCAACGGGACGCATACAAGTGGCTGGTTCGCGGCATGATTGACATCATGTCCGACAACGAAGGCCGTATTGATGTGCCCATGCCGGTTGAGTTCAAACGGTGTGTGTCGTCCTGGGATGAGAAGGTAGCGATTGATGTCTAAGCCATACATACAGCACGTTGACGGGGAGAAAGGCGACGGGAACTGGACCTATTGGATTAGACCCGACGCTCCAGTTCACAAGATTTCGTGTTGCGACTGTGGGCTGGTCCACGAGTTTGAGTTCCGGATAGTAGATGGAAATGTAGAATTCCGTGCCCGTCGCAACGAGCGGAGCACCGGACAGAAGCGTAGATGGATGAAGCAGAAAAGCAGTTCAAAGCCGTAGAAGGAGTCTATATTTATGTGTCAGACAACTGAAGTCCCGCAACCAGCCCCACAGCCAAAAGGCATCCAACTCGAGGAAGCCGATCACCGCTTCCAAATTACCAGTGGCGTTGGGCAGTATGATGGCTGCCTATTCGCCATTCGCAAGGTCCGTTCGGATCGCATGCACCAGATGTTGATGTGGACGCCCGCAGGCACCGCGAAGATGTTCGCGCTCAGACAGGAATACTTCCTCCAGCCAGAAAATATAGTCCGCCCTAGCCTAGAGCTAGCGAAGTTTTGTAGCTACCTTCGCATGTATGAAGGGGCCAAGGACATTTATTTGTGGATGGCAGGTACTCCTGACACTACACACCCAACCAACGCCGCCCACGCTTCCACATTCGGTGGAAGTGGGGTGTCCGTTTTTCTGGGAGAGATGGTTAAGCGTCATGGTTGGATTGGAGTGGACTTGGACGGTACCTTGGCCGAGTATGACGCTTGGAAGGGGATCAACCACATTGGCGAACCGATCCCGCTTATGGTAGATCGTGTCCGCGAATGGCTCTACAACGGCCACGACGTGCGCATCTTTACTAGTCGGGTATCTGTCCGCGACGACCCCACGAGGGATGCTTCCAAGGCTCGAGACGTAGTGGAGAAGTGGTGCGAGAAGCACATTGGCTTGGAATTGCCGGTGACGAACGTAAAGGACTTCCGCATGCAATCCCTCTGGGATGATCGTGTGGTTCAGGTCCAGAAGAACACCGGGCTAACCCTGCCGGACCTTGCCCAACTAGCTATGAGGGACCGTCCCACTGCTGAGCAACTTGGCCGGTGGATCCGCGAAGGCTGGATTGAAGGGGCGAAGCAGTACTTCCCTGAACCACTCAAGCCTTCGTGGATTTCCTCCTACGACGAACTCGGCACCACCATGAAGTTAGTGGACGACTGCATGGGAAGCTATCTGCTGGATAAGTTGCGCGAGTGTGGCTTACTTCTGGAGGGAGCAACTATCTAATGGCGAGGAGCTCATCCGAAGTTCCTCCCAAACTTAGACCGTTCATCGCATTAGGCTTCGAATATCACGCGGACAATCATGCGGGAGACGAATACTACGGCGACTGCCTCTTTTGTGGAGGACGCAAGAAGCTGTACATCAACGCCGCAACGGGCCAGTGGGATTGCAAGGCTGGCTCCTGTGGGTTGAACGGTAATACCTATACATTCTTAGCGGAGTGGTACAAAATGTACCACCTACCCATTACCACTCCAATACCCGAATGGCTAGCCGAACTGGCTGCTAGCCGCCACCTACCGCCTCAAGTCCTACAACAAACCGGAGTCGTCCACGATGGGGTCCATTGGTACATCCCAATCTACAATGGCCACGGCAAGATTGTTAACTTCCGCAGGTGCGGTGAAGATTTCAAGCTAGAATCCATTTGGGGACTGGAACTCTCTATATGGAACCTATCTGCCCTGCTGGATCTAGAAAAATCCTGCGAACCAGTATATATTTGCGAGGGCGAATGGGATGCCATCGCGTTGCGCCATCTTCTGGAGACAGCCAACGAAGTTGGCTGCGTGATAGGAGTCCCTGGAGCGGGAGTATGGAAGGAGCGCTGGTCGGAGTATGTGTCGGGGCGGACCGTCATCTGCTGCTACGACCATGACTTGGGTGGAGTAAAAGGCACTGATAGATTGTCGGGCAAGTTGGCCGGACATGCCACTCAGTTTCTGCACCTCAAGTGGCCTGAGTCACTACCTAACAAGTTTGATGTCCGGGACTTCGTGGTTGCTGGTGGCACTTACGAAGAATTGCAGTCCCTAGTAACCACCTACGTTTCCGAAGCCGACATAAACGAACAGGCGGAGCAAGCTGCCCACATAGAATCGCTTCCGCCTCCAGACTCCACGGATCGTCCAACCTTCGAGGAAGTCCTGGCTGTGTTCCGTCAGCACTTGAAGATGTCGGACGATATGGTGACGGGGCTCAAGCTAATCTTCGCGGTGGTACTCTCGAACCAGATTGGTGGTGATCCGCTCTGGATGCATATCGTATCCCCTCCAGGAACCGCGAAAACGGAACTCCTGATGCCCCTTAGTGGTTGCCCGTCGTGCTACTTCGCTAGTACCTTAACGGCACATAGTTTGGTTTCGGGATTTGCCACGCGGGGTGGTGGTGATCCATCCTTGCTACCTAAGCTGAACAAGAAGACCTTCGTACTGAAGGACTTCACCGAGATCCTGAACCTCCCCTCCACCCAACGTGACGAAATCTACGGCACCCTACGCGGTGCCTACGACGGTTCTGTCACCAAGCACTATGGGAACGGATTGGTGCGCAACTATGAAGTTCAATTCAACATGATCAGCGGCGTCACTCATGCCGTGTTCGGTGAGCGAACCGCAGCCCTAGGCGAGCGGTTCTTGATGTTCCACTTGGTCAAGGGAGTTGGACACAATCCCAACGCGGACGCGGCCATTCGCACGGCCATTGGCAACGTAGGTCACGAGATTGGCATGCGCGAAGGACTGCACGAAATCGTCCAGCGGTTCGTTGAAGTCAAGATCGATCCATACTCTCTGCCAACGATGCCTGAGTGGCTCATCACGAAGATCGTCGCTTTAGCTTCGCTGGTCGGCATCCTTCGCGCTAACGTGAACCGAGCGTGGTCGGGAGGGCAAGAGAAGTTGCAGTACCGTCCCCAGCACGAGATGGGTACCCGCATTGGCAAGCAGCTTACCAAGTTGACCTACGGACTGTCGCTCCTATCCCACGTGCCCAAACTGGACGAGGACAACTACGCCATAGTGAGCCGGGTAGCACTGGATACTTGCGTAGGATTCAACCTAGAAGCTGTGGCAGCTTTTTGTAACGATGGAGACTTCTTCATTGAACCACTGTGCGAGAAGTTGGATATCCCATTGACGACTCTGCGCGACCAACTAGAGGATCTCTACTTGCTGGGAGCCGTCACCAAGACACGAACGGAGAATCCGTTTGGGCGGGGCGCTCCGCGTTACTTGTATGGTGCCACGGATCATGTGGCAAATCTGTGGGAAGCGGCTGGGCTGAAGAAGGTCACCCCACCAACTAAGCCTAGTATTAGGCGCGTGAAGGTTCGGAGGGCTGAATGAAGAAATTCGAAGTTGGAGATATGGTGCAGGTGCTGGATCACTCTGAGGTCCACGGAGATGTCGGAGAAGTCATAGCCCTACTAGGGGAGCATAGCGGACTAACGGTCCTCCTAGCCGGATACAACCTGGAGTGGAAGGTTCGCTTCCCCGAGGAAGATCTGCGTTTATTGGAACCTGCTAACCGCCCCTACCTCAGCGGGCCGTAGAATGGCCCGAAGACTACTTTCGCTTCTGTTCTCCGTGTCGCTTCGCCTTCCAAAACCGCCGAGTTTCCGCCCAACCGCCCCAGTGGGCTCGCCGGTTTTGCGCAAGCCGCCAGCCGTCGGCCCAAGCGGGCTACAGCCGAACGGAGCAACCAACACCACCCGCTATACACCCATACTACTACTATTTACGGACCGCGGAGCATCCTGTCCAGAAGATGGGGCCGTTTTTCTGGAGAGAGTGCTCCGCACTTAGTAATTGGTATATAGCGAACAGTTAGGGGCCGAAGAAGAATCCTGCGCCACCGGTTTGAATGGGTCCGAGAAGGGTACAAGAGGCTGCAGTTCCAGGAGTAGAACCAGCACTGTGGTAGGTGGTGTAGGCTACACAACGAAACTGATAGGTCGCGCCTGGCACCAGCGGAACCGGAGAAGGCCAGTTATAGGTCCGCGACCCGGACCACGGAACGTTTGCTGTGTCCCAGTCGTGCCAGGTACTGCCGCCATCGTCGGAGTATTGGATATCGCAGTATGTATCCGCACCAGATGGCTGTGCTGGAGTGTCAATGGTGATTGATGGTTGTGGTCCCGGAGTGTGGAATGGGAATAGGGTTGGAGCAGCTGGGGTAATGTCCCCTGTAAGTATTGGTACAGGAGCCGTACCAAAATCAGTAACCCATCCAGTTAACGACACGTTCGGAGTTGATATAACTGTCGAGTGGTAGGCAACTGAAACGGTGAACACATCTGGTGCCAGGTACCATGTGCCTGCATTGCAGTATAGGACATGTGTTCCGTCCAGCGCATACATGGGCACGCCTCCGTGAGTACCAGAAGGCGCGTAAGTGCCGTTGTAGTCTGCAGAGCCTGCACCAGACACGAGTATATTAGACATATTCTTATATCGTCAGGTTATCTGCTACCACAGTAGCCACGCCGTCAATCACGCGGAACACCAGTAGTAGCGTCTTGCCAGCGGGTACTGTAGGAAGTGCGCTGACATTAGCGCTGAAGGCATAGGCGGCGTTCAACGTCAGGGTATGGCTGGAGCTATCCGTGTTCTTCCACCATACCTCGAACCATTGACCTTCGGCCATCGAGCCTGGAGCATCCAAGGTTCGGTCCGCTGCACTGGAAGCTTTGAATATATTACCGTTAGCTGGAATGATGGCAATTGGGCTGGCGGACCCGTCCAATGGCACCACGCCTGGAGTGGCTGCTGCGGGGACCGACCAAGAACCATCTTCCCGCCAGTAGCGCGTAGCTCCAGCAGTAGCTCCCGGATCCCCTACCGCTCCCGGCGCGTGGCTCCCACCGCTAGCCCCCATGATAGGTAGGTCACCAGACTGGATTGTGTCCAGAAAAGGCGCGGTTGCTACGCCGCTAACGCCAACACTAAACAGTAGCTTGCGCGTAGTAGTGGTGTTGCCCGCGAGTGCACTCCATACGTTCGCTGCCGTGGCAATCAGGAAACTACCGATACCGAACGCGCTCAGCCCAGTTCCACCCTTCGTAGGCCCGACCAGATTGGTGAAGTTCGCCACATCCAGGTTCGCTTGGTTTACACCAACCGTCACGTTCTTATTGGTGCCGTCCAACGCTACTGCAATAGTACTGTCTGCCGCAGCAATCCCGTAGAACTGTAGATCGATACCGCTCTTCTGGTAGAAGAGAGATTGTCCCGAACCTTGGTTGGAAGCAGTATTGGCTTCTCCACCCACGCTTCCTGCGTCCACCTGCCAGAGGATGGGATCCGTCCCCATCGTACCTGCGGAGTATATGTATAGCGCATAGTGTCCGTATGTAGGTCCGGCTTCTACTGGAACACGTACACCAGGAACGAGTTCCCCACTGGAGTTAAGGTCACTGGAACGAGTCATGGCGACCGCAGACCCATTCCAAATGTAGACCCCATTCTCCGTGGTTGTAGTTTGATTCGGCAGCAAGACCCGATCCGCGCCAGGATTGGTCAGAGTGATGCCGTCGAACACTGCCGTCCCTGGGTTAGCAATATTGACGTTACCGGTGGCCGCTGCTTTCACGCCGCGAGCCGGGATGTAGCCTCCAGCCAAAGCAGACATCTGTCCCACTGTAGCTAGGTCCGTAGCTGCCACGCCATCCGCCGCGTTGGTGTATTTGAACCCACCTAAGTTCTGATCAGCAGTGGAAGCTACAGTGCCATCCGCCTTCAGGTGTCCGGAGTGTGGGGCCGCTGCAGCTACGTGAGTTGCCACGGCATCCAACTGGATATCGCCGTCCGTCTTCCAGTTAGCCTTGTTGGTGATATGCTTGATTCGGTTCGCTAAGTAACTTAGCAACTTCGTAGGCGTGTCCGTATCTGTAGCCGGAACTTGCGTCTGGTCGATAGTACGGTTACCTGTATAGGTATCCGTAATGCCGCCAGCACTGATTGCCACGACAGGATCCGTAGAGGTACCTGTGTTGGTTAGCGGGGCCGTGGCCGTGAAGGAAGCCACTCCGGCAGCCCCGCCAAGTTGTGCTGCGGGGAACAGACGGTCCGCCCGCGTGATATTTGCTCCGTCAGTATCGAAACTCCATAGCGACACGTAGGCATTGTTGGGCGTGGTGGTGACGGACAGCGCTCCGTTAGCTGGGTTGACTTGCAGGAATTGGTTCGCGGTGCTGGCAGCTAAAGTACTGGTGCTGGCAGCTACCAAGTGATATACACTGCTACTATCTTTAGTCACACCTTTCTTGGTGCCGAAGATGAGGCCTGTCGTAGTGGTCGGATCCATGCCGAAGGGATCCCACGGCACCAGTCGCGTCTGGTCGCGCATGTCCACAAGACTGGTAATGGCACTGCCGGTGGATACTGCTTTAGCAAGTAGTACTCCGCCGTCCATGACTGCTGTGGCACCATAGGCAATTGAATTATACCCACTTTGAGCGGAGTCAAGGGTGGGGGTGCTAGAGAATCCTGCCGAAGCGAAGAGGAACCACGTACCAGCTGGGATGCCACCAGTCACTGCATTGGTGCGGGCTGAAGTGCTTCGTAGCGGCACCCAAGCCCCGTGAGCCGAAGAATACGCAATGGCCGCACCGCTTGCCGCGTTCACGTTCGCCCCGGTGCCAACGCTCAGCGCGAAGGAGTTCGCGGACGGCCAAGATAGCAACCCCGCACCTAACGCCGCACAAAGACTCTGGCTGAACGTATCCAAGTCGTTGGATAGTTGGTTCAGGTAAGGTCCTGGTATAGGAGTACCATTAGGGAACGAAACAGAAGTCCCACTAATGAAGTCGTTTTCTAATTGTAGTGCAGGCGTGGCAGTCATGGTGGTATCCTATACGAGTTAGGCGGAGACCTGTCCCAGAAGAGCGGCCATCTTCTGGAGAGAGTCCTTCGCGTTAGCAATTAGTATTCATATAAGCGGCTTAGCAGACCCAGGCAGATCTCCGCAACGCATCCAGCTTACGAAGCTGCCGTCTTGTTGGAACATGCCGCTGGAGCCTACTGTCGGCGGAGTTGAACCAGCTAGGGTGGCTTCTCGCAGCGGTCCAAGTTTGATGGACTGATCTACGGACTTACGCACGGCCATGTTGCGTAGTCGTTCTTGCCATTGATGAGGAGTGACTTCAGCCATTATATACCTCGTACAAACATATACATCGGTGAATTATGCTCCCGCTACTCTTGTTTTGAAGCGACACGTAAGATTAGTTGTGAACGCGCGGTCGGGACTGTCGCCATCGAAGGCGAAGTCGTGTCGGTAGTGCATGATTAGCAACTCGCTGTCAGGTTGCGGGCTACTTCCACTCGCATATGCGTTCAGGTTGATCGTAGTATCCGAGTAGGTACCGTTCAACCGTGGGGCGCAGAGCCTGCCAAAGTCCGTCCCTTGCACGCCGCGTAGGGCGTTTAACTGAATCGTCTCGTGGCGGGTATTGGCGAACAGGCTCACCGTGTAGTCCGCAATTTCCTGCGCCATGCGTCGATCCGTGACCCACTCCAGCTGCATGATTAGCTTACGCTCGCCGGTCAAAGCTGGGGAGTTGTATGGGTCGGTGTCTGGTAACCGGGCCGATACTACGAAGGCTGGGGGTAGGATACCCAACTGACTGGCCTTCACCCCACCACCCCAGATGATTTCGATTACGTTGTAGGATGTGCCCGGCAAGGTATGCGTAGACATCTCGCCTAGCAGCCCATCTATAGAAGCGGTGGTATAGTTCGTGTCGAATAGTTCGATCAGGGGTTGGGCAGCCCGCTCCGCCTCGATAAGGTCCAGCCGCCCATACATGAAGCACCGCGTGGTCTGGCCCGGAGGGATGCCATAGATGATAACCGCCCGATCTTGTTCGCGGATGGTGTTTGCCCATGAGAGTACGCTATCTCCGCGTGGCGGTGGGTACTTGAATCCGCTGCGCGTAGCCGGTTGAAGTTGGAGCGTGGTCAGCGAAGGGACGATACCGTTCTGGTCGTTGATGCCGTCGATGAGGGCTGCGTGTCCTGCAGAGAACCAGCGTAGGTCATTGTCCGGCCCACCGTTGACTTTGTCCGCTTCGTCCTGCCCGAAGACCATTTGAATCATATAGCGGAATCCAGCCGTACCGTAGAGCGGCTCGCCGGATTGCATCACTAGGAAATCCAACGGCAAGTAGCGTTCATCTACAACGGCGTAGCCTTCGCTCAGCCACATGAGCATGTCCTGCATGTGGACTGTGGCATCAAACTCAAATGGTTCGGATCCAGTGGTGTTGTCAGTATATGCAATGTAACCACGGAAGAGTTCCGTGAACGGGCCTACCGATTGGGCTGAGTCCGTCCAGCGCTGCTCCCACGTAACCAGATGTCGATCTTGCAAGTAGCTTTGCCAACCGCTATATCCAGGCGTGTCCTGCATCCGATCACGGTCGAGGGTGAAGTCGGCCTCCGCCATTACGGCATCCTCTTCACCGGACTGGATGCTGCCCGACCCCTTCAGGAACTGCTGGAGCTCTAGGTATGGAGGGCCTCCCGGCGTGAGTAGATTGGTGGCGCTAGTCACGTATCTGTACACGACAGGGCTATGCACTCCTGGAGCCGCGCCTACATATTCCGGATCGTCGGCCTTCAGCGTGACACGAGTGTGGAGCAGTCCGCCTTTGTTGGCCGTGGTCCAGGTGCTTTGAACATCTACGTTGGTGTTCTTGCGAATCCAACCAGCCGCGTAGCCGCCACCCGTAGCGCTCCCAGAAGGTGGGGCATAGGTAGTAGCTATATACTGTTCGAAGGTCCCTGACAGTCCGGTTGCCTCGTGTCCTGGGACGAGTACATCTCGGTACACGATAGCGGCGTAGCCAACCGTAGCTAGCGCTCCGTAAAGTTCCACGGAGTACACTCCACTGTCCCACGAGATGTCCCTGATGCGGATATCCTGGCTGCCGGGAGAGCCCCATGGGCTGTCCGCAGAGAGCGTAGGTGTCACGATGTCCGCAATCCATTCGCGGTAGCAGAAGTCGCCGAAGTCCAAGTCTACGACCAGCATACCGCCAACTTGCCGTACGATGAGCACCATATGGCTGTGGGCCTTCGGCCCGTCCATACGAATCTTGGCCGTTGCGGAGAGCGTTCGCCAAGGAGCCAACGATGGTACGCCGTTGTTCCAGGCCGGGTCATTGGTCCAGCGCTCAATCACCGGATAGTGATTGTGCATGAAGGTAATGGCATACTTCCCGTTCGCCCATGTATAGCGAAGGTAGGGCGGGACTAAGTGTCCCTCTGCAATCCCCATGAAGTCGATCGGGACCATAAAACTTAGGTCCGCTGGAGCAGCCTCCGCCGATGTAGCAATTACACGTTGGTTGGGCGCTTGCACTAGGTGCGCAATACGCGTAGCCAGCGGAGAAGTAGAAGACCCCACCGTTTTCCATGCGCTCTGTCCATTTGGTAGGGTAAGTCCGGTCGTAGGGATCCAATGCATCGCATTGAAGCCCAGGCTACCTATCGGGAGCGCATCCCCCGCCTTAGCCGGGATGATCTGGCAGTTGTACGGTAACTCCCGCCGCACCAGCATGAAGCCTTGGAGCCCAAGTTCGTTGGTATGGCCGAGCGAATCCATACCCTGGTAGAAGGTGCCATCCGGACCCAGTCGGAACCATGAAAGTTCATTCGCGTTGAACTGTGGCTGTCCGTACCAGGTATTGGGCGTGTTGCCAATGCCGGCCAAACCCATGCCTACGTTCTGGTTGTCCGCGCTCTGTCCGAAGTTGCGGCCCATTACGCTGGTGAGGTCCACCGCATGTGCGTAGGAGTTGCGGTCCAAGTTCGGGATGGAGTTCGCATTGTAGACGCGTATTCGGTTTTCGGTAGCTTGGTTGTAGGGCATTATTTAGATACCACTATAGCTATATGCTTCGTCGGTACTAATAACTGCGTTCAGCACAGCGCCAGCGCGTGAGATCGCATAGACGGACCCTTGGCCTAGCTCGTGGGCAAGTCCCGTAGAGTCGGCCACTAGGCCGTCTACCGTGGCTATATCATCGTGGTCCCATATGCCAGCGCCATTAGTACGGGCCACGATGCGGTAAACTTCAGCGCCCGTTTTTCTGGACAGGATGAAGGCAGATAGTGTGTGCTGATCCCACCTGGCGCTCATCGGGCTATAGCCACCCTCGATGGAGTGCTGTAGGGTGAAGGTATAGCCATCATCGGTGGAAGCGTACATTTCAACTACAGCGTCATGCTCCACTACAACTGTGAGCGTGGATCCTCTCCAGAAAAGATGCCAATTCGCCACGCCTGTCGAGGGCAGCGATGGGATATCAGTGATATCATCAGTAGTCCAGTTCATACCGTTGTACCGAGCGCAGAAGCGGCGAATAGGCCCACCAGTCACCGATACCCCAAGCATGAACAGGGAGCGGGTATGCTCGTTGTAAAGTCCTCCGCGAAGGATAGCGCTGGGGAAGAGGGCAACATTCGTGAACGAGGCTCCGTGGTCCTTCGAGTAGCACAAGCGAATCCCATAGTCCGAAGTCGAGTATGCCACGACAGGCATGGAGCCTATCATGAAGGCTGCCAAGGAGCTAACTCCGTGTCCTAGAAAATAGGTCTTGACAGCCGAAGCTATATCGAAGCTGGTCAGATTCAGGCTGCTCGCGCATAGCACGTTCATCGAGGCATCCGCGTAGAAGTAATGTAGGGCGCGCAGGTGCTTGTTGTATAGTAGTCGCGCACGAATACCCACCTGGAGTGAGATAAACGGGCTGGTAGCTTGGAAGCCTTCGTTGTCGGTCACCTGCACTTGGATTAGTGATTTGAAGCCTTCATCGAAGTCCAACGGAAGAACGGGATTTGTGGTGTCGTACGTCTTCTGGACGGGAGAACCAATCATCCAGTGATAGTTCACGATGGTCCCGTCCGGGTCGAACGAATCAGACGCGTCCAGGATAGCGAGTGTGTCCGGCACGCTCCAGTTGCCGGAACCTAGGTTTGTGCCATTATCCACCTTCAGCTTCGCAACGGGAACGAAGTAGTTGAGGCCGAACGTAGGTGGGAGAAGTTGTCCAGGGCCTTCATTCAAGGCATTATTACATACTGCTTGGATGTACGGGGCGACCGGGAATCCAAAACCAGACGATATGGTATAGTGGTTATACACTCCAGACTGAGAGGGTGTCAGGTTCACATCCAGCAGCTTATTGTTACCTAAGTGTGTGACGCTGCCGTCCGTGCCAATCAGCTGCCAGTCTACCGTGGTGGCTTGGTGTACACTATCCGGGTCTGTCACGAAATCGATCGTGATCCTACGGTCCATCGCACTACCAGACAGTACTACGAAGTGGAAGTCAACTCCGCGTCCGAAGAAGAACTTGTAGAATTGTACGTAGGCTCTGTAAAGAATTCCACCGTACTTGAAGTAGAGCAATCCCAGTAGTGGTAAGTTGAATCCAGTCGCATCGATAGCAATACTGAAGGTGGCTGGCCCAACTGTCACCACATAACCTGCAGGGTTGTGGACGTTGGGCACGAAGGTACTAATCGTAGTGGGGATCGATAGCAGGTCTATCGTGAAGGTGTCGAAGTGTGTATAGAAACCGTCGTAGTTATTTTCGCCGCCTGAAGGGAAGAGGAACCAATCCCCATCGTTCATGTTGGTAATGGTTGGTGCATATAGCCCCGCCCACTTGCTGTCCGTGGCTGGCAGCGCATTCGCCGTCACGCGATAGTATTGCTTGCCACCGATGATGGGCTTATCGAAGCTTCCCATACTGACTGCCCGCCAGGGCTACCCACCGCCTTTATACGAGGTTCGCAGAATGTCCGAACCCATCTCTCGGCCAAGTAGTTTCATCAGCGCACGGAACTCAGGGAAGCCAACGGCCCCAGATTTCTCGTCAATGTCTTGGCGAAGACCCTTAATCTCTTTCAACATATCGCCCCATATTTTGTCCCACTCCTGCTGGCGTTGACCGGTGTTGATTTGGGCGATTTGCTTATCGATTTCGGAGATCTTCGGGTCGGTGAAGGCAGTGATGAAGTTGCTATCTTCTGGCCCCTGATAGCCGCCTTGCTCCGCCGGAATGTCGGGCGTGACCGGTCGATTGCGTGGGTTAGCGCCGCTAGCCTTCCATGCTTGGATGGCTTGGTGCTGGCGTTGGATGTCGGCGGAACGCTTCTGAACGTATTGTGTATGGCTACCCATACCACCGCCAACGTAGTGTGCACCTTCCTTCAGATCATCTAGTCCATAGTGATGGCCTGGCATTGGACGGAGGAAGAACTTCAGGTTATCTATACCGTGAGCTATGAACGGGTTTAAGGTATCATCAATCCAGCCGCCCAAGCCCATGTGGCTAGCCTTGATATGGTGGTGCACCGTATTCGCAGCACGATGCTTCACTGCAGCGGGAGTGTTTCGCCGAGTGGTAGCCGAGGCTCCGATACCGTGGGCGCTGTCAACTATGAAGTGGTCTTCCATAGGTGCGGCCACGTGTCCAGTTACCCAATCTGTTACTGCCTGCGCACCTAAAGAAGCGTCGCCTAGAGCCTGAGGTACTTTGGAGGCCATATCCCCTAATATGCCTGGAGTGAATCTTCCTATCGTGTTCTTATATAGCGCCGCGATGGAGATAGCAATATGACCTACCACGGAGAGCATCTTCAAGGCTGCGGACTCTACTGCAAGGAAAGCCATCGGACCGTACACATAGAACAGACCAAGCACCTTGCCTATCCAGTAGGTACCGATCTCCGCGCCTTTCTGAAGACCCTTACCGATCGTACCGCCGAACCGTTCCATCAAATTGGTGGCAAGGTTGAGCGCTCCCAGAATATAGGGGCTGACCAACGTACCAATCTTCACCCAGAGCAATTGGAAGAATGACCCCACTCTGGCTTGAAGCAGCGGAAACTCCTCCGCCCAACGGCGTATAGCAGCTGGGTCCAATCCGAACGCACCTTGCATCCGGTTCTGGAACTGCTGTTGTTCGCGGATTCTTCTGGGAGAGAGGTTCACCGTGTTCAGCATTTCCGGTGAATCCAGCCCTAGGTTCTGCAACATGGTCCGCGCCATGAGCAGCCCAGTGGGACCTTGGCGGGCCTGAGCCTGATAGCGCTCCGCTAACCGAGAGATGAAGTTGGGATCCTCATATCCTGGCAGACCATAGCCTTGGGCCTTGGCGCGGAAGAACATCGGCATGTTCTCCGTCCCAGAGAACATCTCCGCCGCATTCATGCCGAACGCCCCGAAGCGACCCTGTACGCCAATAGATTGTCCGTACCCCATACCAGTGTTATTGGATAGGGTTTGGATATTGCTGGAGAACTCGCTCATCGCCCGTTCGACTTTGTGGACGGTGAGCACAATGCTACCTAGTGCAGTGCCGAACAGACCCAACGCCAACACCGACATCTGCACTACGCTGCCTAAGGCTGTCTCTGGATTGCCGCCTAACATCAAGCTGGGATGGGCACCTAAGCGGGCGCGTGCCGCAATAGCGCCGCCGAGTGCATTGCCGGAGATGGTACCGCCCACCCCATGGCTAGAGATGCGGGCTCTGGTGCGGATGGAAGCTACGTTGTTAAACCAAGCCATTAGCGGTAGCGGTAGCGGTAGTAGTGGTTAGACAGGCTTATTCAGCAACTTGAGTAGAAGTTTCCTGATGTCGAACATGATATGTGCTTGGTTCAAATGCCAGGAAACTGCCAGTTCACGTAGACGGAGTTGGTTATCTCGTGTCATTTCATCTAAACAAAAGACTTCCGGTGAGCCTAAGGACCACAGGAAGTCTTTCAGTAGGTCTATATCAGCTTGAGTCTCTCCACGACCAAGTTTCTGGAGTGCCGGTTCACCCTGTTCAACGACCCGGTAGGTCAGTTTTTTAGCGGAACGGTGCCCGGACGACCGGTCGAGGAAGAACCAATGATTTCGTCCCCGAGTGTAGTGCGGCCAATCACGTTCAGATCCGCCAGCAATGCCTCGATGTCGAACGGTTCTAGGTTGGTCCAGCCTTTGCATTGCGATCGAATGACCTCTACGTAGAGGGCCTTTTCCTCATCGGCGAGTTCGTCGGCCCTGGTATACGCTGCGGCAAGATCTTCGCTTTTGGCTAGGTCGCGACCTTCTGCCTGGATGCGCTGGAGTTCGCGAGTACGTTCCTTCAGCGGGATGTCATCCAACGCATCGATGGCCACGGCGAACCCAGGTTCCAGGTGGATGGCAAGTTCGTAGGTATCTTGATTGCGCTGCGAGGGGCGCGTGGTGTACTTCATCTGCTTGCCGTTTACCGAAGTGAACTTCAACCGCTTGGTATCACCGACAACGGACTTGGTTTGCTGTTGTTCAGCTTCGCGGGCCTTGCGCTCTAGGTAGGCTTGGCTCTCGGGATCGTTCGCTGCGGCTTCGGCCATCTTCTCGGATACATCAGTCATCTTGGTACTCTTTTCTCGGTGGATTTTATGGCCCTCTTCTGGGAGAGATCTCCGCACACACTGCTAGCGAACCAAGGTTGCTTACAGCCAAGAACGCGGAGCATCTCTCCCAGAAGATTGGCTTTCTAAACTACTAGTACGTATTCGCAATTACCAGTGCATCGCCGGTCACGTTAGCAGAGAACGGTATATCCTGGCCAGAGTCTCCGCCGCCAGCGGAGTCGGTGCCTAGCAGTGCGTCCGTCAAGGTAATTACTTGTTGCTTGGCCCCGCCCGTACCGTAGTTATTGATGGTAGCGATGATGTCGCCCCACGCGTCCGAAGTGAAAGCACTTGTGGCCAGCGCAGCTGGAATATCACTATCCAAGGACAAGTCTGCGGAAGCATTCAGGTTCCCAGGCTTCAGCGAGTAGTGCGTGTTCCATAGGCGAGCATCGCTCCCAGAAGATGGCCGCGCAGCTTGCGATCCGTGAACGTTGTTGTTGAACTGATAGTTGATACCGCTCAGGATTGGGCGGAGGTCGCTGCCCACTGTGAGCGACACTAAGTGGTGGTATGTCAGGGCTTCACCGAAGGTGCGGATGGCGGTATCTAACTGAGCCATCGTCATCGAAAGTGGAGAACCATTCGGATACTCCGCGATGCCAATGAAGCGAAGTTGAGCGGTGATTTCCGGCCCATTCATCTGGATGGAGATGGAGCCTGTATCGCACTTGGCATAGCGGATCATCCAGGAATAGCCGTTGCCTTCACCGTAGGTATCTACGTAGTCGATGAACAAACATAAGTCGGGCAGACCTTTATAGCCGGTAGTCTGGACGCTGTTATTGTATCCGTTGCGAACGCAGTAAGCCAACACTGCGAGGTTCGCAATATTGATCTCTACGTTCACCATGTACGCCCGCACGCCACGAACGTTGGCGATACCGAATGGAGAACCGGCAGAGAACAGCTTCTTGTTGCTCCGCTGACGGTCTTTCTGCGGCACCCGCGTGATGCCCATTAACTGCGGCGTGCCTCCAGGCCCTGTCGATGGATTGGGCATGCTGGAGAACGGGTATACTCCTAGGTCCGTAGATTCGGGCAGGAAGCGTACAATTGCTTGATCCCCACCAATAATGTTAATAGCTGGTGCGCTCAT